GCAGCGTCAGCCACAGGCAACTATGGTGCAGCGTCAGCCACAGGCGGCTATAGTGCAGCGTCAGCTACAGGCTACCGAGGTGCAGCGTCAGCTACCGGCAAGGATAGCATTGCTCTTGCTGCCGGATACGGGTGTAAGGCTAAGGGAGCTATAGGTTGCTGGATAGTCCTCGCAGAGCGTGGAGAATGGAACGGTGATACCTACCCGATTAAAGAGGTTAAGGCATTTGAAGTTGACGGGAAAAAGGTTAAGGCTGACACATGGTATATGCTAGTCAATGGACAGCTTAAGGAGGCTTAGTGGAAGTAATTAATTCAAAACTGAGAAAGAAAGGAACTAAAAGATGATACTTACTACTGATAAGATGGTATTTGTTACTGATTTAGAAAATTCGGACGAATATATTGAGAATCTTATAACTGAATATGGCACTAATCAATATCGTATAAAGGTTGACCGGACACTCAATCCACCATATTACCAATTATTTTACGAATGGAAAGAAGGCAAGCGAACGCTTAATAATCATTTGTTTTCTTCAAGTAGATTGGAAAAGATTGTGGATTATATAAATCAGAACATTCAATGACGAATGAATAAGGAAGAATTTTTGAGCAAAAGAAATGCCATTGATTTAAAGCTAAAAGAATTGAACGGCAAAAAGGAACAGCTGGAAAAGGAATACATTGAATCCAACCAAGGACTTCCTGTTGGAAGCAAGATCTGTATAACGGTCCCGGCTCATGAAAGGTTTTCTCCTTTGAACAATGAAAGGATATTGGTCCCCGAAGCGAAGAAGTTAGCCTATATTGCATATTATGAGATTGATGATAACGGGGAGGTTGTTCCCTCTTTAAGGCAGTTGGATTGCAATGGGGGTATGTCAGCAATACCTTTATATGTTAATTTAAAAAAGGTTATAATTGAATTAATGTAAATCAGATAAGAAATGAAGAAGATTAAAGATTTAACGATCAAGGTAACTTATAGAGTTGGACTTAGTGATGTTGAAGTCCCTGACAAAGTTTATGACGAATTAGCTAAAGCTTATGATGAAGGTGGGTATGTACCTGAAGGGGATGATGAGCTTGAAAATGCAAATGAATGGTTATTAGATAATATCCGACAAGAGGATGCAATGGATTGGGAGTTTGAGATTGACGATTTTCAAGATGAATAATTCAAAACGAATACGGAAATGAATACTAAAACATTTCAAGAAGTCGCCAGGATTTGGAGTGCTGCGAAGCGACCTGTTATAAAGCATGCCACGATGTGCGCGTATATGCTTACCCTTCAAACCCATTTACTCCCATATTTTGGGACGGAGACAGCTATATCGGAAAGCGACGTTCAGAAATTTGTTCTCTACAAGCTTTCCTCTGGTCTTGCTAAAAAAACCGTAAGGGATATTGTGGCGGTGCTGAAATCTATAGTCAAGTATGGCGGGAAACATAAGTTATTCCCTTATGAGGAGTGGGAGATAAACTATCCTACAGATACCGAATCTCACCGTTTGCCTACTTTGTCCTTAAACCATCAACAGATACTGATGAGCCATCTCACCGAATCCCCAACTCCTAAGAATATAGGCATTCTGCTGTCTCTGTGTACCGGCATGAGGATTGGAGAGGTGTGTGCCCTGCGATGGGAAGATGTGGATTTCAGACAGAAGGTAATCACCATTAGTTATACAGCAGGAAGGATATACAACTGCGAATCAAGAACTACGGAAAGGACTTTCACTTCTCCCAAAACACGAAATTCATACCGGGAGATACCTATCTCAAGACAGCTTCTCTTTGCCTTGAAGGAAGTAAAGAAAATATCTCCGTCCCGATTTGTAGTAGGAACATCAGAACGTCCGGAAGATCCCCGTTCTTACCGTGATTTCTTTGCCCGGCTCTTGAAGCGTCTGAATATTCCGCACATTGTGTTTCATGGACTCCGGCATACATTTGCTACCAGATGCATTGAAAGTCAATGCGATTATAAGACAGTGAGTGTAATTCTTGGACATTCGAATATCGCTACCACACTCAATTTATATGTGCATCCCAATCTCAATCAGAAACAAAGATGCATTGAGCGAATGAGCAACTTTTTAAAAATCAAGTAACCCTCAAAACCAAAACAGAAATGAATGATGGAGTTTATTTTGACCAAAATGGCAGCGAGGTAATCGTAATTGAATACTCACGAGAAGAATTTGATTTTCTTGTGGATATGTGTGGAGATTGCAATATGTAGTAATAAAGAAAGAAAGGAATATTTATGATAGAAATAGATTTGAATGATACCGTTAGTGTAGAACTCACAGAATGGGGAGCCACATATCTTAATGCAACGAATATATTTAAGGAAACAACCATTACACAGAGATGCCATTATAAGACTGACTATAAAGCAGGTGATGTTTACAAGAACCAGCTTTGGCAGTTGATATTGGAGTTCAAAGATGGGATTAGATTTGATAAAGAGAAGGCTTTTAATAAATTGAAAAAAGTAATTGATCAATAAGGAACAAAACTGAACAGATATGAAAAAAATAACGATAATATGTGATGCTTGCGGAAGAGAGATACAGCCATCGTATTTCCGCAGCGCAAGATTGGATTTTGAAATCAATGAATGGAGTGGCGGCTCTGTTGGTGGCAATGAAGATATTTTCATTCAAAACGCTGATTTGTGTTGTGAATGTGCTCACAAGTTGCAAAGATTTATAAAAGACGAATTAAACATTAAACCACACAACCCATAACAAAAGTAGATATGAATAGAAGGACTCTTAAAATAGATATTGACTTTGATGTTCAGTTTTGGGCATTGTTGCCGGCAATAAATATCAATTTACACAACCATGAATTTGAGTTTGAATGGTTGTGCTTTGGATTTTACTTCGGTAAGCAGAAATATGAAATAAGAGAAATTAAATAACCCTCAAAACTGAATGGAAATGAAAGCAAGAATAAAATCAACCGGAGAGATTGTAGAGGTTGAAGACTTATATGATAATGGGACTGCCTTAGTGAATGGTGGGTATTTCAAAGTGTCAGAACTCGACTTCTTTGATAATTTTGAAACTATTGATTGGGAGCACAGGCGTTATGAATTGGCGAAATATGTTATGCAAGGTTTAATATCAAATAGTTTTTGGATGAAAAATTTAGGAATGTTTTTGGATGAGCACCCTGATAGTAAGATAGATGTAATTGAAGCAATATCTATTGAATCAATTAACTATGCTGATTCACTAATAAAGAAATTGAAAGGAAACTAATCATGGAAGTAACAGATTTTCTTGAAGTAGTAATACTTTGCTTGTCATTATTGATAGTCATTCCTATACTTATGTTTATTTGGATTGACTGGGAACGAATTGAATCTAAAAGAAGAAACAGATGGAAATAAAGAACGGAATAATAATAGACGGAGTGCTGCATGAAATTGTGCCAATGAGAGAAAACTACTCGTGTGACAATTGCAGCTTGGAAGAAAAATGCGATAAAATAGATTTTTTCTTATGTACATTAATTGCTGGAAGGCATAATTCTGATGAACGTTTTATCAATCGTGGTAAAGTAACAGATATTAAGATAGATAAGGAAGAATGACTATGGGATTTACAACACCGTGCTTTATTCGCAAAAATACAAAGGAACTTAGAAAGGAACTGGAAGAGTTGGGATATGAAATCCTTAATTCTGGTGATACAACTTTAGATGCACATAATTATGACGGCAAGGGAAATCATAAAAGTATCGAAGAGGGAAAGGCTATCATAACGTCTTATGGTAATTTATATGGAGTGGTATATGATGTAGATACTGTCACCAAGAAAGGAAGAATTGATTGCGGAATCAACGAGGAACTTTTCCTGGCTATCGCTGCATTGAGAGATAATACCGATAAGTTTCAATGGTTTATTTCACCTGAAGGAGTTTGGGTTTATAATAAAGGCTATGACAGTATATTAGAAGTATCTCTTAAATGGCATAAGGCTTCCGTAAATGAACTGATTGAACACTTTAAATAAAAAAGAATGAAAGCACATGTAATGAAACTTGAAAACAATTGTGTGATTGTTGACGAGGAATATTTTAATAACCTGAAAGAAAAGTCCGAACTGAATGAGGTAAGGATAAAGGAGCTTTCCGAAGAGATGTTTTTGAGATACACCAAAGAGGGCGGAATAAGGGTTTCTTATGAAGTGAATGGTGTGCCATATCTCTTTCATCATGATTTACTGCATGAGATAAATTATGACGAAAGGGGCTATCCAATATCCATATCGGAAAGGGTGAAATATACTATTGCAGACGATATAACCGAGTTCTTGAACAATAAGTTTAAAGGACTGAAAGACGAGGCTTTGAATTACGCATTAAGCGAATTTGACAAGCAGAAACACGGTTTGGAGGCTACTGCAAAAATGTGGAAATGTCTTGCATTAATCTTTTTCATTATGACTATTGTTTCAGTAATCGCATTATTTATATAGTTATGACCGAAGAACTTGTAACATTAGAGACCGCGAAGCTGCTGAAAGAGAAAGGATTTAATGAGTTTTGCGAATTTGCTTATGCAGACGAAGATTTACATATAATGGGATTGCATTCTACAAATTCTTTCTTTAACGAAATAGGTTGTGGATATACTACACCCACTAAATCTATCGCCCAAAAGTGGCTGCGTGAAACCAAGAACCTGCATATTGAAATATTCTATATGCGTGGAGACTATTGGGTATATGGAATACTGACAATTCCGGAACATGATATAATAGAATTGCCAAACAGACCTTTGGTGCATTATAAAAGCTACGAAGAAGCACTTGAGGCAGGATTACAGGAAGCATTAAAACTTATATGATTATGAGAAAATTCACATATGTATTGGCATCTGTCATCATATCATATCTAATTTGTGTATATGAGTATAATATGTGGGACTTTATTATAGGATTAGAACCTTCGCAAACTTGCGAAAGATTACTCGGATATGTGTTATATTGCGTGATATTCTATTGGACTGCAAAGCTATTGATTATGATTAAATAAGTATGGAAACAGCAGAATTAATATTTAAATCCGTACTTGCCCCATTAAATTTTTGTACTTTGGCATTTTTACCTTAATTTTGGTAAGCAAGTGTCACAGATGCATGGAGAATAGGTTTGATGAGATAGAAAAATGCGTCCGTCATGTGCCATATCGTAACGACATTGTTTACATCACCCAGCTCTTGGAACTGCAAAGATGTGGATAAATAAGGAACGGTATGAGGAAGTCGATAAGATTGGAGAATAATCAAGGATGAAGAAATCAAATTAGGAATAAGGAAATGAACAATATTAATTTAAACGAATTGCGCGATCGCGCTTATAAAACCGCTTGTGAACACGGTTTTCACGATGAGGAATTGAGTAATAAACACCACCTTTGTTTAGTTATATCCGAGCTTATGGAAGCTGTGGAGGCAGATAGAAAGGGAAGATTAGGAAAGAAATGTAAATCACGTTTTGAAATGGACTATAATTGCTATCCTGCATTAGTGGAAGAAGAAAAGCGATTTAAGTGTTCCTTTGAAAAGAATGTAAAAGATACACTTCCCGATGAACTTGCCGATGCAGCTATACGCCTGCTTGATTTGTGCGGATTGCGTAAGATAGACATCGAGGATTTTACGGAAGAAATGTTATATGAGGCAGAGGAAAGTTGCGAGGATGAGACCTTTACAGAAAGTATATATGCTATATCCACAATTCCCATCAGATATGCGTATGAATATGACTATCCATTAGAAAAGCAATTAAATGGCATGCTATTGGCTATTTTCGGGCTTGCCAACCATTTGGACATAGACCTCACATGGCACATCAATCAGAAGATGAGATACAATGAATTGAGAGAAAACAAAAATAGGAAAAAGTATTGAGCAACAATCTAAAAACAATAAGACGATGAAGGTTAACATTGAAAATTTACGCCAATCGGTTGTGATGCCGACTAAAGAAGACAGGGCAGACTGGACCAACGGCTTGTATCTAATCTACGAAGACGGACATGCAGAACCGTTTACCGGCGATAACTTCAAAGATTGTGTACGATACATCGGATTAAAGCATAAAGACGTATCGTTTGCCATCTCGTTGACGGAGCATAAGGATGTTCAGCTGCTTGACAATGACAGCCGAGAGGAATTTGGAAATCAAATCTATTATGGGCGTGAATGTGATGCATTATTTGATATGAATGGACAGCGTAACACTGCTCAACTGATTGAGCGAAATCCTAAACTGTCTAATCTGCTGAAAGATGACGAATATATCCCATCATTAGGACAGCTTAATTTAATAGCTCATTATCAAGATAATATAAACGATGTGCTGAGGTACATAGGCAAAGAACCGTTATCCTCCACATGGTATTGGTCCAGTACTGAGTACAGTCTCAGCCTCAGTTGGTACGTACACTTCTTCAGTGGGCAGACGAGCAACGGCAACAAGTGCTACAGTTACAGGGTGCGGGCAGTAGCAGCATTCACTTTGTGAACTACCGCTAAACTGAAGATTTAGGGGTTTTCAAATGCGAGTCCTTATAAAGTAACCATTTTTTTGGGGGGGGATCATTCTTAATCGGGTGGTCCCCTTTTCTTCACACTAACAAGCTATGGATAATCAAATGATAGGTAGTTCATCCCAAATATCCCATAAACTTCAATTAGCCGCACAACAAAGCCACCTTCATCAAAACAACAAAGGGAATCATTTTACAAATCCACCTCTCTAAACGTTCCATTGTATCATGGCTAGCAGTTGGCAGAATACCCAATGAGGAATATCATCCGATTGCTCAAGCAATATGTTCAACTTATCTTCTTTCATATTATGTTAGCATAAAAAAAAGCGGTAAAACCGTTGGGAATTACCGCTCTGATTTATTTTGAATCAACAAGACTTTATTGATATTTGCCTTTTAAGTTTTCGGTGAATATTTTTCAATAGATATGCCTAGAAATACATTCTTATCAAATTGTAGCCAGAAAAGATGTCAAACTTTCCATATCATCAAATTCTTTTATTTTAGTATCATCAGTCTTTCTAACTCTTTTTTTCTTCCTACTTTCAGAAACAACAGATAGCATATTTTGCACAACACCACTGGCATTGTGTAATTGAATAATATGTTTTTCTACTAAGATACATAGTTCATCAGCGAATGATCTTGAAATAAAAGAAACATCGCTTAAATCAATTATAGAACCACTATGCTCTGCTATTTTTTCTCGTAAAATTTCAGCATTAGAACGTGAGCGTATTTCAGATCCTAATAGATCATGAAGCTTAATTATTTCTTTCATAATACCTCCTATTTTATATACTTCGTATAATCAAATTCTTCACTAACTGTCAATGGTATTCTCATAAGTATAATCGTGCCATTCCAATTAATAGTATCAGGCAATTTTACATAATCACTTCCACCAGATGCATCATGCCTATGAAATGCCCCTCCTGATAACATAAAGAATGCTCCTCCAAGACCTTCCACAATCATACTTTTAGTAGATGATATACCAAATCCTCTACTTTCAGCATCGGGAAGATCTTTAGTCGAATATCCTTCATTTGCATATTTCAATGCTTCAGCTTCATTGCCACCTATCTTATCAAGCATCTTTTGTGACTTGACATAACTTCCATAAATTGTTATTCCATCATCAGCAATGCATATATCCAAACAATTCTCACGTTTCAGATATTGCGTATATATATAACCATAATCACTATCAGAATGTTGATTTATATTGCAAATTAACTCACTAATCAAATACGAAAGTGGAGTTTTAAGTTTTAAATCTAAATTTTTCTATTTTTCAATAACTCCTTGAATAATGGTCTGCATTGAATCTATATTCTTATTCAATCGACTAAAGCGACATATAGGGATATAACTTTTCCCTAAATATTCTTTCAACGCACTATTTAGGTCCATGTCATCTTTTATCGTCAGCATATCAAAGAACTTAACACATTCTAAATAGTTTTTCATATACCCAACCACATTTTTACACTGTACGTTCTTGCATTTGCTTTTATATATGGCAAATGGGAACAAAAAAAATGGATGGAAAAATGAGGTTTTTGAAAAATCCCAAACAGGAACATCATTATCCCTTATTTGTTCATTCGCAAAAATGACAGAAAATAAATGGTTAAAAACACTACCTATCCGTTCATCTCTATCCGCATTTGGAATATTAATTACCTTATTCATAGTACAAGAAAATAATACTAATATTTACAGAAAGATATCTAATTACGGTATTCCTGTAAATTTCTTATTATAGTGCAAGATAATGCTGTTGTACATACCAGTACTCCTATATGACGCAAATATAGGCAATTATATCAATATGACAATACCAAAGATGGCTATTAACACTTTAAATTTAGCGGTAATTCCAACAAGTCAAAGAACGCTTCTGTTCGATTATTATTTTTCCATTCCCTTTCTGCAATGTTCACACAAGAATTTCTTGGCAACAGGAAACATCTTCTGACCGACATATCCGCTGAGATATTGTGCTTCCTCTCCATAAGGGTCAATTCCGAAAGCCTTGGAGATATGCCGGCATAAATGACCTTTTTCGTGGTCCCACGAATTTTGAAATTGTTCGGGGGTAGAAGTCAAAGAGAGCACCATTACCGTCTCTCTTCTCCTGTAGTCCGAATAGGTAAGTCCGGTATTCATCCTGCCTTCTGTCAGGTTGCGATACGCACGTTTGAGGGAATCCCCCCTGCATCCTATACGGTACAGGTCGGTAATGATTTCCTTAGCCCAATAAGTGTGTACCGCATAATACACCTTGACGTGCCAATCCCCATATTTCGGTATGTAGAACTCCTGAACAATCATATAACATCAGACCAAATTACAGGAACTCCTTTACCGATGCAGGTGGCAAAGAATTCATCAAACGCCCTGCAAGGGTCCCCATCAATATCATCAAGGTAGCACTTTATATGTTTGCACAAATGTGCTTCGTCAACCAATGATTTTTTGAAAAAATCCGCTTTCAACATATTTGCAACATAGGCAACGTCATATCCTTTGTCGTGTTCGATGGTAATTCCGTTTGCTTTGAGCATATCGTCTACCTCATCTTTACTCCAAGGGTCAAGTTTCTTTTCCTTGCCTGTTGCCTCGTCTTTCACTTTCATTTTTGAAACAGCCCATTCGTAAAGTTTTTTACTGAAATGGAATCCGTATGATTCCAGGTATTCTTGCATCCCTGATGGGAATTTGCTATATGTATCTAATCTTTGTTCCATAGCCTTAATTTAAAAAGAGGGGCGTTTTACCCCTCCTGTTATTAATAGAATTCACCGTTAGAGCGTCTGCGTCTGCGTTCGCCCATTTCATCCATACGCGGATATTCAGGAAAGTATCCGGGGTATCTGCGTTCATCCATGCCGGATGAGTTTCCACCACCTGAATAACTTCTTCCACCATCACGGAAACCCATCTCTCCGCGCATCTCTCTCATGGCTTTTTCGTAACCTTTGCGGCAGCCTTCCTTGTAGGCTTCCTCCACTTCGTCACCTCTCATACCGAAGCCGTGTCCGTAATCGTCACGCCCTTCTTCTAATATTTCCCACATTCCCATAATCATTTCTTGTTTTTAGATGCTTCAACCACTCCGAGCTGTTCCATTAACTTCTGATTCTGTGCAATGAGGTCAGCCATATTTTTGCTCATTTCCTGCATGTTCTTATCCATATTGGACATTTGCCCTTTCAATGCGGATATTTCCTGCTCCTGCTGTTGCTTGGCTGCAAATTCAGGGTTCAGCATGGCAAGCATTTGGTCACATACCCTAAGAAAGTTCTGATGATATTCCACACTTTTTAGGACATCCTCACTTTTCTGTTTCATGGTAAGGACCTCAGTATTCATTTCGTCTCTTGACCCTGTAATCAGCATCCCTGTCTTAATATCATCGGCAATATTGGCATTAGCCGGTATCTCTTGCAAATTGACATTCTGTCCGTTTATATTCACGACAAAATCAATAACCTGTACCGGCTGCGGATAAGGCATGTTGGGAACAGTCTTATATATGGTTTTTATGGGGCTTACATTAACGACCTGCCCACATTCCAAACTTGGATTTGCACCTCTATGAAGAAGATATAATGTACTGTTTACTCGTAAGTTCTGAAACATGATTGTTTGATTTTAAAGGAGTGTGGCTATTTCCATTTTGGAAATCACCACAAAACTCCATGTTAATTATTACTTGCTCCTTAAAGAAGCTGTTTCTGCTGTAGGAGCCGGAGCCGTTGTCGGTCTGTATCCACCATTAACAAGATACAATTCGTTGGTGTACTTGTTATAGTGAATTTCATAGATGCCTGTTCCGGCTAAGTTTTCAACAGTTACAGGCTCATTGTTATAAGCCATCAACGGTCTTGTGTCCCCATTAGTCCCTATCAGTATCGGAAGAGTTGCAGTCGTGCCGGCAGGTATAGCCTGACGGAGGCTGATATAGAATCCTCCAACATAATCCCTGTTACGGAATGCGTGGTTAGGAAGTTCCAAAGTAACATTCTCCGTGCCGACGGTCACAGCCACCGTAGGGAGAGTGTTGAAATTTGTTCTTCCGATTGATGGGAATAGGGATGGGAATCCTGTAAAAAAGTTAGGCCACATATCTACCTCCTTTCTTACCGGATTAACCCCAGTAGTTGTTGCAACCACATCCACTACGTCCGTATACAGCGTCACCCATATATGCACCGTAGGCGGCTGCGCGGAAACAATCTGTATTAATAGCGGTTAAATTGGGGTATTGAACACTCACAGTATTGGGGAGCTTGCATTTGATTTTATCTACGTCTCCTTGTAATGCCTGCAATCCGGCTGCCAAAGGAGCAATCTGTTGTCCTACTGCACTCAGGATAGTGGCGTTCTGATTACGCTGGGATATTTCGGCTGTTAAAGTAGCCTTTTCCGCAGTAAGAGATGCAATCTTGTCCTGTAATGCCTGATTTTGAATTGCATCAAGTTTGGCAAGGATAGCATTCGTATTTGCAGTAGCACCGTCACGCAATGACAATGTGTTTTGGTTAGCAGTGTTGATTAATGCGTTAGTTTGGTTGCACATTGCAAGCTGGCTCTCGTATCCTTGTGTGGTTACAAGCTGTTTCATATCGCAGCAACAGCTACAAATCTGAGATGTCAGAGCGTTGTTACCTTGCATAATCGCAGTCAGGATACTGTTGGTGTTCTGACCCATTTGACTACCGAGACCGCAGATTGCCTGTGATACAGAGTTAATACCGGCAAGGATTTGGTCTGAAGAGGTGTTCACTGCTTGGGCTAATGATGCAATGTCTACACCGTTTCGGTTAAGTGTCTGCATGATCATTTCTCTTCCTTCATCGGCACCCTTATTGTTGTTGCCACCGAATCCAAAGTTTCCGTTACCGAAGATGGCTGCAATCACAATCAATGCGATGATGTCCTGAAAACCGCCATTGTTACCAAAGAAACCACCATTGCCGTTACCGTTGCCAAGTAAGCCCATCAGATAGCCTGTGTCAATGCCACGGTTTTGCAAGGACGGAAGGATGGAGGCAAGCAGATTATTAGCAGCACCTCCATTACCTGACGGATCTCCAAAAACATAAGTTCGTTCCATAAGTATTTGTATTTTGTATCCCGGTCAAAATTGACCGTATGCAAAAGTACATATGTTGTAACTTATGTAAAATCAGTTGTTTCCCAATGATTTCTTTATATTATCCCAATATATTCTCAACATTTTCCCACTTTCCATCCTCTCATAGAAATTTGATATCATGTAGTTAACAGCACGTTTGGTTTTGTGGATATGAACGGCTATTTGTGAAGGGTACATGCCGCTTTCAGACAGGAGAGACACAAGAAGATACCGGGCATCCACTGTTTCCATGTTTTTATCAGAGGATAATATTTGGTCTACAGGCACTTCGGTTTCTTTTGAAACAATATTAATTATCTTGGCAAAGATTTCTGATTTGCACATAGTTTTTTCTAATTTTTATGCTTATCTTTGCCTCGCCACATAAAACATGAGATTTTGATGAACAAAGCATAAGATATTTATGTTGAAGATATTAGCCCCCAACATCAGGTATCTTATGCTTTATCATGTTTTTATGTGGCAATATTAATATGATGTATGTTGGGGGCTTTTTTTTAATTCTTAGCCCCCGAAAGAACTGCTTTTGTTATTTTTGAGTAATCGCTACGCTTCTACTCGTAGCGTTGTGAGGATAATCCTCGGTATAGTGTTCTATTTCATTTTGAACCTCCTTTCTTCTTTATCCCATAATTTAACCTTTAATAAATTGCCATCCATTTTGAGGGAATAATCAAATTTGTACTTTTGCTTTGCGGCTAATATAATGGCATCTTGTTGCCAAATGATTAATTCGTTAGCAATCTTAATACTATCCAAATCTCTGATGCTTAACTTATTGCCATACTGATCAATCGGGAATCTAAAAATATAAGAGCTGTCTGTTTTTTCCGCATTCAAATAAATTTTCACTATACTATCCAATGACGCTATGCACTGATCTCGTTCTTTTATTTGACGCCTCATTTCATTATTTCCATATTCGGAAAAGAAAAACATGATAGCAAAGACAGCGGCAACGAGATAAGATATTATTGAAATATTATTTGTTTTCATGTCTATTTTGTTTTATTCCATCCAACTTTAATTCATATATTTCTTCTCTTAAAACATGTAATTTGTTTTCATACTCACTCTTTTCATCAATCATCTTTATATGCAAATTCATAATTTTATCATTAGATTTTAATTCTTGAATAATGCTGCCACAATAAAAACCAGCACTAAAAATACTGCCTATCACAGTTAGGGCGATGGTGAGGTTTTTTATAGTCAAAGGGATTGATATTATATTGTATTTCTTTTGCATCTATTATTTTTTTGCAATTATACAAATAAATTACCACACCAACAAATTATAACTAATTCCAATTCCTACATAACTCCCCACCGGATAACTATATCCTGCCTGAATCCCTAATCCCCATTTTTTTGATGGACATTTCGGTATGCGCACAATATCATTAGTAACCGTGACAGTCTTAGGATATACCTTCAAACTGTCCAAGTTCGGGTTATAACCACTGACATAAGCCGTATAGTTACTGTCCCGGTATATCTTCTGCTCGACAGGGAGCACCGTATCACCTACATGGATAGTATCGCCCGTGTGCCAGCAAATCAAAGGAGTAGGAAGGTAGTAGGGAACCGTATCCCTTCTTACCACAAGGCTTGAACTGAATACCGTATCCGTTCTTGCCTCTATAACTGCTTCGGGGGATGGCTTTGCGAACCATCCTAAACCGAAAGCGAGTACAATCAGTAATATGTAAGGAAGCCATTTCATTTCAATTTGCTTTTAGTCTGCAACATTAACATACAACCCTACCAAGCTGCTTAAGTCATGGGTCAATGCCTGACCGCTGTCCCTTGTGCAGATATACAATACGTCATTCTGAGTATAGTACTTGCCCTCGAATAACTCCATAGGAGGTGTATAGGGTATCGGGTCATCCTTGGTGCCTGATGCGGTCTCTACAACCACTTCGTAGAGTGCTGCCGTAGCCATGCCGGGATATTGGCTCTCCAAAACCATAGGGATATCTTGCCGGACCTTATACAGGTGTTCCTTGTAATTAACCTTCATTCCCTTGGATAAGGATTCGTCTATGAATTCCGCCCAATCGGGATACAGCGATTTAACCTTCAAGGATTCGCTGTCTGTCAGGCTCAATGTCTGTATCTGTTTTTTGGCGGATTCCACCATGTTTTGTGCGGATGCAGCCAATATGTAATCAGCACTATAAGGTTGCGGTTCGTGATTCCATTCTTCCGATTCCATGATTTGTACGAATTCGGGGTCATCCATTCTGTAGGTGGGGAAGGAGTCCCTCGGGAAGAGGTTAACGAATTCCTCATGCAGCACTACTTTCGTGCCGTCTGCGTTGCTTCGCATTGTCGGCAGAGCCAACAATCCATGTTGGGTCAGCCATTCTATCGTAACGATTGTATATCTCATTGTCCAATTATATTAGTTATTACGTAATCAATTAATTCTTGCTCTGTGAATCCGTCTGCCTCTGTTGGTATGGAATCAAAGGCTATGGAGTTGTAGAAGGCGAGTCTGGAGCAATAATTCTTAGTGTTCCCTTCTTCCCAGAAGAAAGAAGGAGCTTTACTTGTCTCAGGCTTAACGTTATCGTTTACAGTCGTAATTGTATGTTTCACTCCAAACAATTCATTATACTTAATAGACTTGTTTAATACTCCGTTAATATAAGTTAAACCATCCCGATTTCCTGCATAAGCAATATTAGTACCGCCTGTAAAGATATAGAATGGAGTGATATCTATCGGGTTATATCTTTGCGAGTAGTACATCTTACCAATGTTAAAGTCCCCTATCGGATTAACCGTCATAAACAGCATCTTCACTCCACTACTCAGATTCTCTACCAATCCGTAATCATCTACACCATCTGTCACTAATGCACCGGGATATTCGGGTATCTGAGTAATGGTGATGTCTGTGGAGTAGGGTTGGTCGGAGATAACAGAGACATAGAAATAATTAGGTCTATCTGTATTTTCACTAACATCAAGTGCTACATGATTATCTCCATTGTGCAATTCAATCTTAAAATTATTGTACGTATATTGAGTAAGATAAACCTTATTGCCTTCTTGTATACCATCTATATGCCAATTGATATGCATTACATTGTTTGTAACATCTTTAATATGATAATATCCGAAATCCGTAAATACTTGTGAGGCTTTCCCTTTAATTGTGCGGGAATCTATCAATTCCCATTCAAAGGAGCTACCTGCTGATTTATTAAACGCTTCATTATTATACCCATCTACACCGCTCATCATGTCGAAGAGAAAGTTATTTAACTTCATTCTCCTTCCTTTACCCGACAAGTCCTGCAAGTAAGCAGACTCCTTCAATGTTTCGTTGGTCGCACCTTGCTTCTTTACGTCATAATAAAAGACAACATGCTCCCTTATCCATTGAGGGATAGGGGAAGGCTTGGAACCACCGCCACCCGAACGGATTTCGCCAATGTGATTCAGTGCGATTGTATTCAACCGCACCGAATTTAAAGATATTGTGTTAACCTTCATAATCACTCCAAAATTAATGCCTTGACAGGCTTAACATTGCACTGAATCTTGATATGCTGCTCACCAATGACACCTTCGATGTTCTTCTGCCAAACCGACCCGACACCGTAATCGACTTCGAACGGCGCCCAACTCTCACCGTCCAAACTCTGATACAATACCACCTTGGACGGATGTGTATCGAATACCAATTGCAAACCAAATGTAGACGCAGCAGGCTGAAACTTATACTCCTGATTGGAGCCGGATGCTGCAAAATTGCCGGTTATATCCTTTAATGCCATAATTGTAGATTTAATTGTTAAACGATTTCAATTGTAATACTTTCGCCTCTTCTCTGTGCATCCTCAATCAGCACATTGAGCTTATCGGAGGTATATCGGGATTCGGTCAATCGTCCGACTTCCGTATTCCTTCCGACAAGTATGCAGCCGGCAGAGTCATCGGCAGTATTCCCCGGATGTATCAAGATTCCTTCAAAGGCAGGGACGTTAAGCAATCGTGGCAGGTTCCTGCCAAACTTGGGAGACCAATTATATACCACCTTATACTCTCCGTAAGGGATGGCGGTTTTGCCATATACCTTCTTTTCATTGCTCAAATCACGGACGGTGTCTTCCAGTGTGTTGCAGAAAAACTTTCCGTCTACGAACAGTCTGCCCACCGTATAAGCGGGTTTCTTCCATAATCTTTCTACTCTTAATTTCATTTCTTTTCCTCCTTAATTACTTCTTTAATATCTTCTTTGTCGACCTTTAATGTCTTGCCGAAAATCAGCCTGAACGCTTCGACAATATTCAGCTCGATTCCCTTCGGCTTAAGTATGTTGCTGATAATCGAGCACATTTCCAAAAAACACACCATCAGGCAGGAATACATATCAATGTCGTAACGGCTGCCCGATGCCTTGTTTATCATAACCACCATGAAAACAAAGCTGAAATATGTAACCATCTTGCCCATGGTTCGCCTTACCGCCCGACTGAACCGGACCTGTTCGCCCATTATGATACTCTTTCTCAGCCCGCAGGCTAAATCACATATAATCACGGCAGCAGACACTATCAGCCACGGAATCATGTGTTCTATACTCTCCTGAACGAATGCGGTAGCTATTCCTGCCAATCCTCCGGCTACGCTCTTATCGATGCCATCTCTAACTATTGCACTAATCATTTGTCGGATTAATTTTTAATGTTATATTTGCAAAACCTTGTTAACCGGACGCGAAAGCTAATCTTGATTCCCTGCCCGCCTGAGAAGGTATGCAGGGAATTTTTTATGATATTAAAAGAAGTTCATTGGTAAACATATCTCCCAATCTTTCTTGGCCAAATGTGCTTGGATGGTTATCTGTCCCATTCTTACTTTTTATAACTTGCAATGACTTAGGACTTGTATTAATTTTTTTCCAAAGGTCAATTATCGGGATATTCCAAAGTTCGGATATTTTTTGAAAGTCTGCTTTACCATTTGCATATTCAAAAGCACTATCTAACACAAGAACCATTCTTGCGTTAGGGTTGAGTGTATACATCTTGTCCATTAAGAATAACAGTGCACCTAAAAAAGTCGTTCTATGTTCAGCGAATCCTCTGCCATCGTTATAACTCCAAGTGTCTTTATTAAAGTTTTCCCAATCAGCATTTTCAAAATTTGTATTGTTGGGTACAACTGAATAAACCCATAGGTCAACATCCGCATTTTTAGCAGAAAAAACATTTTCCCATGTTCTGTAATAGGAATTGTAATTACTATCATCTCCAGGTTTCCAACTGTTTCCGTCAGTTGGCTTAGGAGTTTCGGGAATAGTAATAGTTGTAGCACCTGCTTGTTTTGCAGCTTCATATTCAGCCTTACTTAGACAAGTAGAGCCGTATGTTAATGGTGCAATTATACTTCCATGGTCATTATCTATTTTTGCATGAATAGCCAACCCTGGAACACCTGCTGGTACAATTTCAAATCCTAATCTTTCAGATGCTATTTTTGCATAAGCTTTCTCCGCGTTACTCCCATACGCGACTGATGTCCCTATTATACATATTTTTTTTCCGAACCATTGATTGCCGTTATAAGTAACTTCCCCCGATTGCCCTTTTTTCAAAACCAAATCAGGTATTGAAAACTTAGTAGATAATACCTTATACTTTCCAATGACGTAATTTCCATAGGGGTAATTTTTATTTATTGTCATCGCTAATTTATAAGCATTTACCGGTACTTGGAAATCGGAATCTCCACCATTTGCCGTAGAGAACTCTTCTACAACATCCCCATTTTTGTCCAATATAGCTCCACCTGTAACACCTATAACATAATTGGACAAATCTAAACTATCATACTTATTTATGACCTGTTTGAAAACGATAGTCCAAAAATTACCTTCCGGTTCTTCATGGAATTGTCCGCCATAATATAAGCCTTTCTTTAATTCGGTAGTTTCTTCGCTAGCTGTTATTTTTTCTGTTTTATTCTCCTCTTCAAAAACAGCTTCTTTCATTTTTGAAAATGAGATACTTTTATCTAAAATTTTTTCATTTGTTACAGATTTATCCGCTAGTTTTTCAGTGGTTACGATGTTATCGGGTAATTCTCTTTTTTTAGTAGATACGCCCAATATAATATTAGACTTTCTGCCCGTATTGGTTACAAGCCTGACTGCGTAATTAGGTGGTATTAATATTGTTGTTTTTCCTGCGCCAAAAACGGGGAATGATACTTTGAAATTATGATTATCCTTATCATAATATGCAACAGTCCCATAACTAATAGCATCTATACAAGGAAAGAACATTAAGGCTTGATACTGTCCGTAATTTCCTGAATAATTAATAAAATCACTGACAGAATAACCCTTTGATTCAACTATTTGTCCATTTGCCGATAATATATAATTATCAGTCCAATTAATGGCAATTTCATTGCCAACAACATTTTCATTAGATATAATTCCGACCGAATATTGAAGTTTTGAAAACAATCCTTCATCTATTTTTCCAGTACTAATCGTTTTATTCTTAATTTTCGAATTATCAATAGACTCATCAGGAATTTCATTCACAGAAAATGGAGCCGTTTCCAATTCTGCGCTGGCTTTAAAAATTAAAGTTTTTTTTAAATTAGTTCTAGTCGAGACTCTAACACAATATCCGGGTGGTATCAATATTGTTCTTTGCCCTCCTACTAGATAGAAAGATTTGATATGCTTCTTTGATGCTAAATCGTAATATGCTAATAGAGGATAAGAAACCCCAATGCTTGCCGCTTCATACATTAGAGCTGAGTAAGCTCCATATTGTCCTTCATATTCAATGAAATCTGTTGTGGAATATCCATTACTTTTTACAATATCACCATCATTGTTTAAAATCTTATCGTCTTCCCAATTGTTTAAATTATCCCCATTCTTAATTATAAGATTAGAGGACGAAGTAACACAAGATAACAATAAGTTTTTATTGTCCAATAAAGAGAGACTTTCCGTAAGGTTTTTACGCGTAGTCGGATGTACCACCGCATCAGTGGTTGTAGCAGGGTAAATGGTCTGACCCTCTTTGGTAAGTTTATGAATTTTAGCCATATAATTCTTATTTTAATTTCGTAAATCTATTTTTATCGGTTTCCGATTAAAGGAAACCACTCAATACATCTTCGTATTCTTTATCGGAAATTGGAGAGGAAGAAAGCATCTCATTCTGTACATCCTTTACCACAGAGTCCTTTAATTCGGTACGCTGCTCCTCTGTCATGGATTCCCATGTCATTGGGTCTCCCTTATCGCCTTTCTGATAGTTAGGATAAACGTCAATTGTACCTGTACTGTCATCAGACTTGCCATTGACAAGAACGATGCCTGTAAACTCCATGGATACAAGGTTACAGATACTATCAGCAAAATCAGCATCAGTAAGGTAATACTCGCGTCTGACCGTCAGGTTGCCCGGACGCATGCCATGATTATCAAACACAACCAGCAGGCTGCCATCATCCAGCCTGCGACAGTTCTTGTATTCGTGCCCATCGAAAGAGGCTACAACGGGTTTCGACAATGCTGTCTGATAAGTAAACCGGAAAGGAGTTTTCAGGTCTCCATTGAGGTTTTTCTCTATGATTTTAAAATCGGACTGATAATTTATTCTCATAACTATAATATTGATGTCACATCGTCAATTTCCACGGCAGACAGATACTTCTTATCAGCGTCTACGGTTTCCTGATAAGGTGTTAAATCAGGTGCCACGTATCTTTTCAACGCATCGGTAGATAATCTTCCGTTTGTATTCCCTTCCTGAAAGGGTATGTTCTCCTTACCGTTCAGTGTTGTCCGTGCGTCAAGCTCGTTAATCGTTTTTCCTGCCATAAGTATTTTTTTTACACTATAAACATTCTGCCAATCTCCGCCAATACGGTGATGCCATTAACCTTGATTTCCCCATCTTCATTCCTGCCGATTGCAAACTCCTTATCCGAGGGGATAACTTCCGCAATGGAAACCAAATCATCGTCTGTGAGTGTCCTTTCGCTGACTGTATAGTCATTGTCTGCCGAAGCGCATTCTCTTGCCTCTTCAAACTCGCGCATCAATGTTTTTTTCATATCAACATAAGAGAGGTATTCCTCACTCTGCTTAATCGACTCAAGTTCCTGTTTTTCTTCGCTGCTTATGTTTTCTTTCTTCTCCAATTCATTCACGCGGGGAAAGGCTTGGGCGTCATATCCTTCGGGCTTCAGCTTGGCATAGATACCGCGCATATCCTCGTTAAAGCTCTCCATTGCCTTTTCGTAGGCTACGAGATTCAAGATAATCTTCACCTTCGTTTTATTGGCAAGCGGCGCACCCTCATCCGATTTCAGAGGCACGAGTTGCAAAAAACTCATTTTTCTGATGATTTCATTGATTTTCATTGTGCACCTCCTTCCTTGGGGATGGAAGACAATATGCTTCTAAGCATACTCTCTATATCTTCGATGGGAGCTTTCATACCTACCGTCATGGTAAACCCTGTGGGCATGATAGAGGCTGTGCCGACATAAGCATCTCCATCCAATACGATATATTGGATATCATTGGTTGTGTTGTTTGAGACCTCGCCATTTTCATAAAGCCTTGTAATACTTTCTTTTTTTCTTATCAGTTCCATATCTGTATAATTTAATGATTAGTATATTCTTTAATGTATCGGTCCGGGGTTCGGGTCAAGCTTGAGCGGGAACGCCTTCTTCGTGTACTCGTTCGTGTTAAGCTGTAAATATACGTAGTACTCGCCAAGAAAATCAGTTAAGCTGAATGTCCCGAATATTTCAACCTCTCTGTCTTGAATCAGATTGAAATCCTGTAATTTTTCCCTGCTCATATCTTCATCCGAAACCACACGCCTTAGTGTAATCCAATTATTAGTGAGCGTTTTACTACCGACTGAATAATACGTAAGTTTAAGATTCCATTTAACCGCAGTGTTAAGCCCGGTCATTGAGTTAGTCACATATTCGGCAGTCAGATTGATTACCAAACCGCCCGCTTCTTCTTCCGATACATACTTAACCCTGCCGGGAGAGCAGTTCATGACAGGCAAAAACAGATTAGCCTTATCCGCCTCGATGATACTTTCAATCTTATTCATGCAAAAAAACGGATATACATCGTAGTATTGACCAAGTGTCAGACCATTGGCAGGCATCTCTAATGTAACCCCCGCTCTGACATTAGCCAGTTTCCTCACAATTCTGTTGGACGAGTCAACCAACATCGCCCCAAACCACCATGTATCAAGGTTGGTAGCGGATTCCATGTCGGACAGCTCGACAGAGCCGGGACCTGATTTATCTGCGGTAGTAACATTTCGAGCAAGAGAGCACGATATAGAGCCATACATAGAGACCTTGGAATCGCAATAGAAGCTATGGAACGGCGGTTGCGCATCGTGCTTGTAAAGCAAGAAATCTGCCAACCTGTACGGACTCGCACTTCCGCCCCAAGGTCTCTCATAGATGTATCCGTTCATCTTGTTTCCTGTATACAACTTGGGGATTTCCTCATAAGACGCTACAGGGGGCGGCTTAATGCCGCAATTCCTCATCGAGCCTTTCCACCAAGCTCCTTCACCGTCAGATGGCATGCTCCTGTCAGGAGCGGCAGAGGCAATATGGACAGGCTTGCATCTTGACCACATATTAATCTCATGGCTCGTGCATAACCCGCTCACATTCGTTTCAGACGTCCCAAGAACGGAAGCAACGTCACTCCTCAGATTGACAGGAGACGTAATTACGTTATTCGAGTTAGCCATATCAGTAGAGCAGTAACAGGGTTATATAAGTCGAGATAAAGGCACACATCTCCATCCAAAACACAGGCTTCCTGAACTTAAGGCATGCCAATACGATTACACCGCCAAGGAAGGTTATAAGAGGGACGTACCAAAAGCTCATCAGCACTTGCCATACAAGAGAGGCAAGCGCGCAGATTCCCGCGCTTACATAATGGATATTGCGGTTATAATCCTCCTTGAACAAGGGAGCCGAGCCGACAAATGCCAATGATGCACTTGCGATGAACGCCAGGAATTGGTATTCTTCCTTGCTGGCTTCGATAAACGATGCAACCAGCAGGGAAGATTCGGCAAGACAGAAGAGCGTGAACAGCCAACCCTTCTTTCCAAGCCGATAGTATGTGTCACTGATACTTGCAGGGATGCCATACATCCCGACTGTATATCCGATATAGGATACAAACAGAATGATCGAAATAACCAATAATGTAACCATAGTTTTTAATTTATAAATTTACGTTTCAAATCATCAATCTCTTTGTGCAGCTCAATTATCTGAGCCTGCAATACTGCCGTATATTGGGCATAGTTCACGGACAGGTAGTGTTCTTTCGAGCTGCCTTTAGACACCAGCTCAGGATACAATTCTACCATGTCCTGTGCGATAAACCCTATACTTTCCTTTCCATCCTTGATATAACTGACAGGGGTGATGAACCCTCTGTTCCGTAGCGGTTTTATACATGACTTTAAGCGAGCGTCCGAATAAACGGCAACCTCACCTTCTGCAAGGAAGTTCCCGGAAACAGTAAGACGCGAAGCAACAAGGTCCGCTGTACCTTCTCCGTTTAATTGAAAATGTACGCCATTTGTAGAACCATCATCCGAATTGGATACCGCAATCAGCATGCTTCCCCAGTTGTTTGCGCGTCTAATACTACCAATTGTATATCTCGTTATGAATCCGGCTCCACTTAATATATCTTTCCACCCAATGATAGGTCTACAAGCAGAGCCGCTGTTTGACATCATCGCCATTTGATTAGCCCTGAATACGCAGTTATCTACATTTTGGAAAATTCTCCACTCGTGCTCCCAATAGTCTGTCATCGTGCTTACGAATGATGCTCTACATTGAAGATCGTTGTAGCAATAGAGATTCGTGATATTAACAATACCATCCGGCTGGAACTGAGCTACACACCCTGCCGAAGTGTAGAAATCAATGCCATGATAACCCGACATTACGACCCTGTTGTTGTAACTAAAATTGATTCCATGCCAAGGATTATAATCATTGTGGACATCATTAGGGTTGACGCCAATCACGTAACACCCAATCTTTGTAAACCAACCACTATCCCACATATTGCTATTCCATCCGCCGCCAAGGCTCTTGCTTCCCGATGTGGGAATCAGCCCATCAGAACCGAAACTGTAACCGAATCCCGAACCATTAAGGGATATTTTTTTGCTTCCGTAGATAGTCAAGGAATCATCAGACTCCTCCTTCAAGTATACGTAATCACCGTCACCGAAGTTTATTTTGTTACCAAAATTCCCGGCTTTGTTAAGGACTATATTATTAGTGGTCGTAGTTCCGTTTATCGCAAGGTTGCCTGTTATCGTCCCGCCTGCCAAAGGCAGATACTTTCCTGTTATAATATCATCCTCCAATTGGGACAGTTTTGTCGGGTACGCAGGAAGAGATATCACCCCATTGGATACATTGTAAGGAGTCGTGCCCAGCTTTACCTGCTTGGCATATACACTGCCCAAGTCCGGTATGTGGGAAAAATGGATTCTCTTGGACGTGTCAGACTTGGCAAGCTCATCCCACATGGCGTCTATATCCAAACCGCCACCGCCTTTTTTATTCGTCCACTTGTTTTTAATCGAGTCGTACGTCAATACCTGTCCTTCCGATAGAGGAGTAACCAGGTCTACATCGTCCAGCATGCCCAATGAGGTTGCACCACTTCCACCACCGGTTGTCGAACCGAACGCAGCAAGGTCACCCGTGGCGTAGAAATTAACCATAGACCCATCATCCTTCTCTACATATACGGCATTATTGGTCGCGTCATATTTCAGCAAGGCATTACCGATTTGGACAGAATTGATGGCTTTTATATGAGTGAACGGATATTGAGGTTCCAATATATATTTGAATTCTGCCGAGCGCAAGAACTTAAATGCCGACAGTAATACACCGACCGTTTCCTCACCGACAAAGAATGACAACGGGTCTGCATGGAGTGTACCATCTTCTTCCCACCAAAGTGCACCGTTGGCAAAGTAACCCGTACCGTCAAAGCGTACAAGACCTTTGGCAACGTTTTCCGGCACGCTGCTTTCCGGGTAATCGAATTTGTCCAGCATGGAACCTCCCCACCAGGAAGCAATACCTCCGCCACGCTTGTCGGATTGGTGTACACCGTTCGTACCGCTCATTATCTTGAAACCACTTTCCGAGGTGTATCCTAAAGCTAACAATGAGGATTGAATAAGACCACCCTCAATATTGGTATATTCCTTAAGTGCTTTCGTCAGATAGGATATATCTCCTATATTCTTCGATATTTCCTTGATGGATTCGTTAAGCTTGCCCTGTATATAATTGTTCGCGGCGTTGACATTGGCAATAAAATCACCGTACTTCAAGTTAAACGCTGAATACTTGCCATCCACCATAGCCACTTCGGTCGCTGTGGTCTTACCGTCCTGAATCACACCGTTAATGGTGTTTATAAGCTCCTGTGCCGAGCTATTGAACAAGCGGTACGCAGTTTCCAACTCCGTCTTTACCACGCCTTCATCAAGAAGCTCATTCTCTATAATCTTATTATAGGATTCTGTTACATCGTTTTTGATGGAATCAATATTATTCAGGTATTTTTTAATCGCAGCCGCTTCCCCTCTGTCTACGATACCATCATTGAATGCTTCATCGGTAAAGTCCTTCATTGAACTTACAGTGCTATCCAGCTTTTCAGCCGCTTTCTTCGTTTCTTCGGCTATTTTCTTTGCTTCTTGCGCCAAAGTATCATCAGTGTATTTTGATGCAAGCTCCCAATGTGAGATACTAAATGCTTCCCCTGCCTTTTTTGAAGTGTTCGCTCTGAGCATATCGTCCTTGTAAGTACTCCCGTAGGTCGCATTTACCCACATATCACCTATGTCGTATGCGTCCGAATTCTGCGGTTGTCTCACAAAGATGCGTCTTTTCCCATCTGCGGTATCCTGTGCTTTTTGAGCGTTTTCCAAAGCCTTGACAATATCCGTATCGGTAATGGCATTCCAATACCATCCCTTTTCTTGTTCATATTGGAACCGGTATGCTTTTCCCTCCTTGCTGTAATAGAGGTCTCCCAAATGATTGTTCTTCTTCTCATCTGTATCCCAATCGGATGCGGGAAGATTTTCAAGGGTGGGCACCGGGTCGTAAAACCATGTTTCTATCGCACCGTCAACCTGATTCTGGATATTATCTATTTCCTGCTTGATGTACTCTTTCAGAGGGTCCAAGTCCTCTTTGTACTTCTCGGAAGCTTTCTTGAGGGCGTCTTCAATCGTATCACCGTTACCGATAGTGGTGCCCACAGAGAGCTTGCCCTTTATTTCCACACCTTCACCTTGGGTGAACTTAACAAAGCTGTTACCATCACGGTCCCCAATATACGCATCACCGTACACATGGAAAAACGCCTTGTTGTTAGTTTTGTCTACGCCATACTCAACATACTCCTTGTTCAAGTAGGAGTAGGAGTCTATACCGTGATACAGAGTAACACTCGGGCTGAACACATCGGTAGAAGAGAAAACAATGGCATTCTGTGCGTCAATATTGCTTTCATCCGTCACGTCCTTATTGTCAATGCCTTTCCATTTGATTCGTGCACCAAGGTGGGCTACAGTATCACCCTTTGCCGGAATATCACTGCCTGTGTCGCAATCCGCCATGCTGAGGTCAATATAGTGCAATTTGTATATGCCGACATTGATAGGCTCTTTGCTTGCCCCTACACATAAACGCCAATAATAATGGTTCGCTACCTGTTGGTATTCTCCCGGTTTTTGTATGTTGAAGTTTTTGCTCTGTACCTGGAAACCTGCACGGAAGCGGTTCTCCACTTCCACACCGTCCTGCTCGGCAAGGAAGAAACATCTGTACACGCCTTCGGGGACGCCATTGTCTACCGTTTCTTTATCCATCAATTGGAGTTCACTGCCATCTGCAAGCAATATAGGATTCCCGTCTGCCATTGAAAGTATGGGCGTTTGTTCAATGGTGCCCTTGGTCCAAACATCAATAAGCGTAACAGCACCACCCGGAGTTAGAACTATCTTTCCACCTACAGAATTTACATTTTGTATCTCCAATGATTCGAAATAGGCTTTCATGCGGACTTTCAGTTTATCAACCTCCGCATAGGTTTGACCTGTTTCCTTATCAACCATTATGATACCACCTGTACTACCACTGACAAATTTCCCTATTTCAAAAGCTTTGTCAGAGGATAACTTGTGCGGGGTACGGTCATCTTTATCTTTTCGCAAGAAGAAATTACTTCCAAAGGCTTTTATCAGGCTCTTAATTTGTTCTGAATTATATCCACCATTACCTTGACCACCGCTTACTATTGAATCAATCTGGTTCTGAATTTTTTCTAATGTGCCTACAATTTTTTCTTCCTTGAGAGTAATTTCATATTCTGGAATCATATCATCACCTTCTTTTATAGAAAGAGAATCAATGATTATACTCCCACTTATTCCCAAATCATCATCCTCAAACAACATCAAATCACCTTCTTTTATGGTATCATGAATGCTTGTCTGATTATTGGCAACAGCATCATCGTGTTGCCTTGCCATGTAAATATTGTCTACTTTGGGAATGTATGAATAACGAATATAGTCATTTTTTGCTAACCATTTTTTTGCAGATGAAAGTAATCGTTGGGAATGTGCTTTTATATAGACATCAGGCATTGATATATCTAATAATACAAACTTATCACCTGATTTTATATTATAATTTTTATATGGGAAGAACAGTTTAATTCCATCATCATATACACGAGTGCATGTAAGGATATATTTATTACCATGTTTCTCACATTTAGTTATTTCAAAATCACGTCCTCCACACATTCCGTCTTTCATTGACAAGGTAGCAGTTTCTCCCAAAAGGTAGTTGTTGATATCAAAACCTATATCCTTCAATGTGACAGTAAAATTCCCTTTTTCTATTTCCCCTTTATTATCTGCTTGACCATCATCGGTTAGCTGTTCAGCTGAGTACACTTCGTCAAGATTCCCATTATCTCCTGGGTCTATTGAAACAGTTATTCCTGCATCTTCGAGTTGCTGTGCTGTCATTCCCTCTATTGAAGGAAATATTTCTTCCAAACCTTCCTGGCTTCCATCAAAAAAAATAGTACCTTCTCTTATACCAAGTTCTTCTATGTTATCGCTGTCGATATAAGGGTCTAATGTTGTTTCGGGGAATCCAGGTAACATAAGGTTGTCTACTGCCATATTATTTGGCAGATAATTGCCGACAGAGGAACCGGATAATTTATTGTAATATCTGTCAGGCATATTTCGTGTGCTTCCATATGCTCTTAGACGAGTAACAATCTTTTGGTCAGCTTCGGCATTGCGTTCTATCTCATACAATCCTTTGCCTTTCCCATATTTAAAAATATTGTCTACTGCTATCCCAGCAGTGCCTATAGTGATCTCTCTTCCTCTTATTATGAAATTAGCTTCAAATTCAGAGTTTGTTAATGCAAGTGCATCCCATACATTTATTGTATCTACACTTATGTTGATATTTTTCTTGTTGACATATTCAGGATGAACGATTACAGTCCATTTTTTATTCCCTGTATATATACGATCAAGGTTTACCTGAATGCGTTCAGCGAGATTTGATATAGATGATGCAAAAAAGCTGAATTTTGGCAGTGAGGTAAAATGTATATTGTTGTCATTGGGAACATAATCAAGGAAATCACATCTCGCAAGTTCGTCACTTAAAGAGTTGAATTTTACATTGTCATAAGTGAATGCATCTCCTGTAGAATTTTTACTTGCTTTCTTTAAAATAGTAGGGTCATAGTTTATTTCAAAACGTTCCCCACGATATATAAGATAATCACCTATTGCAAACTCTATAGGGGATTCGCTTTTTATAGTACAAACAACAGAACATTCACCCATAAATTCACCATTATATTCCAACTGATGAATTTTACATTTTGCTATCTGTCCTGTTTTATTATATATCGTCCAACTCATAACACTTTTTCTGTAAGTCCCGTTATTGTTTCACCAATGCCCTTTACCGGAGTTACTCTTGATAAAGGGTTGTCAACTTTCATAGTAAGCTCAAATTCCATAATATCATCAAGATTGCCTTTTGTAAGTGTAGGCTTTCCTATTTTAAAAAGTCTGCAAGTCCGACCTATTCCGTCATGTGGAACAAACAGCTTTGTTTCCACCCCACTACCATCTTTTCCTGTCAAATAATCTAACAGAAAGTCCATTTTGTCCCATGCTGTATTTGGTTTCCCTTTATAAGCTATCCTTATAGTTATATTGTATGGTTTTAAAGGAAGGGTAGGAGGTATATAAGTGTCTTCTCCGTTTTCATCTGACCAATTCCTTGAAGGGAGGTCCTTGATTTCCATGTCTGGTAAAGATATACCCATACATACCATTCCAAAATCAGTAAGACTGTCTTTCAAAGAGGAACTTTCCTTTACTTTTTGCATTAATATGGAATAAGGCTTGCTCATCGTACTATTGTTTGTTATATAAGATCATTTTATAGAGTATTCGCTAAGATCTATCTGTATTCTGTCAGTTCCTTTGCCGTATTTATCGCGCCACTCCTTGGCTTTGCGCTCCACATCGTAGGCATCAGCTTTGTTAAACTTGTTTTTTTTGTTTCTTTTGTCCTTATGGTTGTATACTGTTATTGGGCAATCAACTGCCATAAGTTCTATTTGTGCTGCGGTATATCCCCAATAATATCCCCACATTGGAATATTCCACAGTCCCCATAGCAATTTCAAGGGCTCTGTGAGGCATCCATGTTTTTCTCCGATGAACCATGCTGCTCCCCAGTCTGTCCTCGAAGGATACGCCTTGCTTCCTCCCTCGTCTTCATCATCTCGGTATCCCTCATCTCTGTCAGATATATGATAGACATGAAGTAGCTCTCCACATCCTCTTTTTTTTTACATGTTTCCAATAATGGCAGATATTCTGCATCGGTGTATTGCTTCACATAGAAAAACCATCTCCAAAGAAACCAATAAAGAAAAAATATCGAGAAATAGCCGTTAAGCAGAAGAGCTGCCACACATTTGGCATTCACTTTTCGCTCGTCCTTCTCGTTTAAGATGATGTCTGTCACCTTGCTTTTGGCTCCGTTTCTTATATAACCTATCTTCCATTTGGATTTTCCAAGAATGACAATATCCTTCTTATTGCGTTTTACCGCATTAAGTTCTCTCTCATCAGCTTCTGTAGGCTCTGATATTATCTTTCGTTTTGTCATGATTATATATTCGTTAATGAACAGAAGTGGATATGCATTATTCCACCTCTGTTTTCTAAAAAAAATCTCATTAACCACCTATTGTTTTCCATAAAATCATAATGTCAGCACCTTCACTGTTCTCTAAAGGACTGACGGCAACATTGAAATAAGCCGGATTGTCACCATCAGCAGCAACAAGGCTGGCATACATTTCCACATTAGGTAAGGCGATAATAGTCTGTCTGTCTTCGCTGAACATTAATAAAGAGCCTGCAACTTTTTTGGGAGCAAGAGAGTATGCGGCTCCTGCGTATGTTACACCGTCAACAAGAATGCCTTCTGTACTTGTGATATCTGCTCCTACCTTGTTCATCAACAAAGAATTTACAGTTCCTGCAATGCTTGCCACTTGGAATGAGATGTCGCTATCTCCTTTCGTTGCCTTGCTTACCCATGTACTTCCTGTAGTAAGTTTGATTTCTGTAACGTCTGCATCTCCGGTATTGAAACTTACTCCTTCTTCAAGTACTGGTAATTCCATATCGGCAGTAAATGATTTGCTTAAATCTGATGCCTTTATTTCAGAACTCTTGAAATAAATTTCCTTTACGTCATTGAAAAGTGTTTTCAAATCGGTCAGTTTGGTTGTTACGGTTAGTCCTGCCATAATTTTGTCGTTTTTATTGTTTTACTTTGTGTTTGTTATATGAATAGCTGTCGGTTGTGTTTACCAACAACTTTGCTTGTATGTTCCATACGGTGAAACCTAATCCATCATCTCCTTTAAGGACTATCTTCGGATTCGTTACCGAATATCTCTCAGAAACAATTGGGAATTTCTCAAGAACGGCATTAAGTATTTGTTCTAACTCCCTAGTCGGAGATATTCCGCTGCTACGGTTCCTCACAAATATCTCTATACGCATTGTAGTTTTCTGCCATGCATTCTGATCATCAATAGCTATCGGCAGAGATACCACTATCATATTATCCGTTTGTTTGGATAAAGCGGATGGTCTGTGTTCTGGGAATACCCTTTCTGCCACATCTGAAAGCCTTTTACACATGTCTTTCAATATTTCACTGATATAGTGCTTGGTTATATGCGCCATCAGGATATCGGTTTTAGATTGTCTAACAATATACTTTTAAGCCCTTGGTATGTTTCGGTTAGAACATTAAGTTTGCGTGTGTTTTCCAAATAAACTGAATATTCTGTTCCGGTGGTCATTACTATGGCATATCCTTTTTTAGGGCTTCCCTTATAACTTTGTAGAAAATTTAATGAGGTTTGCTGACCATATAAATTATCTACATCAACTGCTCCACTTACACTCCTTGCCTTTCCTTCATAAGGGCGTGTCAAATAGATGGTTTTACCCTTCTGTATTTTTAACCTTATTGGTTTCCTTAGCCTATCTCCGGAAGATATTACGAATGCAAGTTTACCGTCAATATAGAAGCCACAGGAGTAAGAGGTTTGAGTGTTCCCGGTAAAACCGTCGAATTGTCTTTTTCTCTCTGCATCATCTATCAGTTGGTAGCATATTCTTGCCATTTTGTCTATAAAATAAGCATTTTTTATGGCTTTGAACATTTGTACACCTTCATCAAACCCTTCTATCTTCCCCATATATTTAGTTTTTAGACATATTGAAATAAACTGTGGTTCCCATTTCAGTAGGGTAGGCATCAGTCACTGTCAGCTTTTTGTTAGTTCCCGTATAGTCGGTCACATCCAATATACATCCTGTACAAACGCCCTTTACTAGCCCAGGTATATCAACCGCATAATCTCCTTTTAATACATTGTCTGTTTTGAATGTGCGCAGGTTACTACTTCCATATTTATTGCATTTGCCTTCGTACAACACAGTTTCTACGCCATCATCCCATGATGTTTCATCGGATATCTTGTATACTCTGCATGTATGTGGGAATCGTGGGTTGCTTACTTTCGCCATAACTTCATACCATAGGTTTTCATCCGTATCGTCCCTTTTATAGCATTCTCTCCATATTTTTTGTAGATATCGTTAGCCATAGCTCGAAGATTGCGCTTATCGAAAGCGGAACTTTGTGTACCTCCTTCTTTGTGTTTCCATACACCGTTTGCATCTTCAATGCTGCCGGTTACACTTGGGGTGCTTGCACACCACATATATAAGTCGGCTTTGCATAATTCTTTCGTTCGTTTATCTATATCCCTTATATCAAGATTGGGGACAAGTTCACGATCTATCAGAATTGAGTTAATAGCATTATCGCTTACATCGAATCCGACACAACCACGGAGATAAGACTCTATGGTCGTGTTGAGCTCTGTAATATTTTGAGAAGCATTAGTCATTAGTCCTCTTTAATTTCTAGATAATACATCCACCGTACCTTATTTGGAACTACTAGCCCTGTTACTTCGGATTTGATTACTTGGGTCATTGTCTCGTCATCAAACAGTTGACGAATCAAAGTGCGTCCACCGTCATACAAAGCTGTTCTCGCTCCCGGCGTTTCCATATAGATAGGCTTACCGCATTGGACATCACCAATAGCACCATTTGGAATATAAACCATAACTCCTTCGTTAAAACTCTGTAAGTTAACATATTCCATCTTTTTGGCGGTCTTGTTGTATTTTTCAACAGCAGATATAGCATCGATTACTACAATAGGAGCTCCAACTCTCGCCTCAATGAACGTTTTAAGGGTTTCATCGTCAATCAAAGAACCTAATGCCTTTTTATTAGCATCATCTGTAACATCTGGGCGTGTATAAGTTACATATAAATTACGGAAATATGGGAGCGTCATCAAATCATCCCATGTAGTTTTACTAACTTCCCAATGTCCGGCAGGAGCAAAATCTTTTTGTTCGCTGTTACGTTTCACATCACGCATTACTTTTATAGGGTCAATAGCATTAGTATCAAATTTTTGAGTGACTGTTCCATGAGAACTTTCTTTAGAATACCAATGACTTTTTTGAATATTCTTAGAAGGAACACCAAAATCTATTTCTGTGGTAATGCCTAATGGGTTATTGGTGGCATTGATTACCAGTTTCCCTTTATTGGATACAACTTGATGACGTTGGTAGGCAATAGTATTATAATTACCACCAATCAAATCGTCAATACCGTTAAATAATAATTCCATAATGGTATCTTCGATTTCCGGCGTAGTATCTCCAATAGCATTGGCGAGCATCATCTTCTCTCGGAGGATTTTGCGGCTCATTACAACTTCATGCTTAAATGTAGGTAAGCCACCCATTTTCAAGCTGAGACCATCAGTTGATTTGGTTGCACCGTCACTGTCAATATCCACATAAGTTGCCATAGTGTATGGGCGGATAGTTGCCTCAATCTGCTCATACGTAGGATTGATTGGAATATTAGGATTCAAAGGGAAACCCATCTGTGAGAACGTTCTGTCTGCATTGTATTTTTCGGCAAACATATCGTTGATGTATTTAGTCAACGCACTACCTTGTTTATCGCTTACGTATCCCATTGAAGCAAGTCCTTTTGCTACAATGTCGTAGAATTGTTTGTCTCTTGTGTACATTATATCCTCCTTTCTTTAGGCTTCTCTTACAAATTCAATCATTGGGAGATTAGACTCCATGGCTGTAGGAATACTTGCTCCTACTACTCTGTCTGCATAAATTCTTCCTGCTCTCACTACGGCACAAGTAGCTAAAGTGCAACCTTCAGGAATGCAAACATCTTCAAAAATCAATCCGTTTACAGTGTTTGTAATATCGGTCCATTTGGAAGCATTGAAAGATTCAGGAGATTCAATTTTTGTTTTGTTCTTATATATTTTACCTCCATTCTCTACGATATCACCTACTTCATAAGTTTTTTGTTCATACGCCGGTCCAGCCAGCACCACTACCGTTTTACCTGCTCCCATAAATTGTACCGGTGTACCTGCACCAATAACTGTACCTGCTGGGTATTTGGTGTGATCTATCATGCCACCTCCCTGATACAGTTCTGTTCTTCTGCTCCACACAGGAAAATGGCCTCCGAACTCTACACTTCCCTGTGCTATGGTATTAAAAGTACCTTTTTGTAAGTTCATACTTGTTTTGTTTTAATTTGTGTTTGCGTTAATACTTTCTCAGTCCTTGCTGTCATCTTTTGGTAATTTCCCTTGGCTTTGCATACGGGCTTTGAACGCTTCTCGTTTCACTTTGGCAGCTTCTTTATCTGCTGTTCCTCCATTACCACCACTGCCTTCCCCTCCGTAAGGAGACGCTCCGTTACCAAAATACGATTTCAGTTTTTCCTCATAAACATTCTTAACAGCATTCATGAATGCAGTATCATCCATGCCTTCTTTCAATTCTGTCATTTGAACAGCGTCATTCCATAAGGCAATGTTCTGCACTTTCAGTTCCTTTGCTTTCCCTTTAATAGTACTACGTGTTTGATCCATGGAACGTTTCTGTTGTTCTCCTTTCAATTGAGCTCTGAGTTCTTCAACGCTTTTTTTCAATTCGTCCAACGCTCCATCTTGTTGTTGCGATGATTGTTGAGTCTGTGGCTTGTATTTTTTAACAAATTCGCTTTGCTCATGCCGCATTTGTCCACCCATGGATTTTAGGATTTTCACATGTGTGTTCACGTAATCATCTGTCACAATTGCATCATCCGTAATACTGGGAAGAATCGCTTCAAGATATGTGTCAAGTGTCCTTACAGATAATCCGGTGTCTCCGTACATCTGAGTGTTAGCATCAGGCTCTCCGATACTTGGTTTAAATTTGGATAAAAGGGTCTCTTTGTCCATAATGTTCGTGTCTTATTTTGTGTTTATGTTGAAAAAAATAGAGCCATATCAAAGTGGGGTTTCCACCTCGATACAGCTCTATCGGCTTTATATCTTAATCTATTATGTCGTTGCGGAAGGTGGAATCGAACCACCGACCTCTTGGTTATGAGCCAAATGAGCTACCAACTGCTCTATTCCGCGATATTATTTTATTCTCCGTTCCCTGTTGCATTGATATCAATATAGTGTTTGCATCTCCTACATTTTACCCGAAGCATAACAATTCCTTTAAGGTAACGTATTTCGCCTATCTTTTGACCACATACAGGGCAGATTGCCATGATCCCCTTGATCTCTGTCTCATCAAAATTTATTTCTGTATGAATCTTTATCATAGGCTTCCTTTTCTGCAAAGATAAATGTTATAATCTGATTTGCAAATAAAAATAGGATATATTTTCTTTATTTTAATGGAGTATATGTGTATATTTGCATAAACAATTGTAAATACAAGCCAAAGAGCTGTGTTACCCATACTGATTGTATGGATGCACAGCTCTTTTCTTTTGAATATGGATATAATAGATTGCAAGTTAAAAACAAAGTACGGTCAGGATGTACTTGATTCTAATTATATACTTTCCCTTCGTGAAGTGGACAGGAAGAACCCAAACAGGTTGAAGATTATCGCACAAGCAGGGGGACAAGAAAAGCTATTGTCCACTAATGCTGATATATGCATATATGGTGGGCAGCGCGGTGGAGGGAAAGCACTGATATTCGATGAACCGATATGTACTCCATTTGGTTTTAGAAAGATACAAGAAATAAAAGAAGGTGATATTATAACTGGGCTTGACGGGGGCATGCAACGGGTTGTATACAATTCCTATCAAGGCTATAAGGAATGCGTAAGGCTGAAATTTGTTGACGGTTCATACACAGACTGCTGCATAGACCATCTTTGGAATATAAAGCAATCAAATTCTTGTTCCAAGAAACGTACCATGTATAGATTGGGGCTTAATGACGAATGGAGAGTATGGACTACAAAGATGATTATAGATCATATGGAAAAACAAAAGGGGAAGAAGCAACCAAAACATCTTTCCATTCCATTATGTAGTCCTGTAAGATTTACAAGGAACAAGCCATTTAAGTACAAATTCAATCCGTATATAATTGGTGCTCTTATTGGGGATGGGTGTATAACGGAGAATATAATAAACGAGAACAGCTGCATTATGCTGTTCAATCCAGATGAGGAAGTTATCAGTGAATTTAAGAATAATGTAGAATATTCTTCTTGTAAATTCAAAGGTGGGTGTTATCACATGCGAATAAACGACAAAGAACTTATTGACGAAATACAGAAGATTGGGATAGTCGGAAGTTCTGTTGAGAAGCATATTCCAAACATGTATTTATATGGTACATTGGAAGAAAGATGGGCACTTATTCAAGGAATGATGGATACGGACGGAACGATTGACAGCAGAGGCCACCTTTCTTATACGACAGTAAGCAAGAACCTTGCAGAAAATGTGAAGTTTATTATAAACAGCTTAGGCGGATTGGCGACAATAAGCAAGGGGAGAGCCGGGTATAGAAATTCACAGGGTGAGTATGTTCGATGTAATGATGCCTACAATATTTATATAAGAATACCTGATGCGGAAAGATTATTCAAAGTACAACGCAAAAAGGATAGATGTAAGCCTTATAACGGTGGCATAAGCATTAATGCGAGAAGAATTGTAGGATACGAGAGAATAGGAATAAAAGAATGTTGTTGCATTGCGGTGACAAATCCCGATAGTTTATTTCTTACAAGGGACTTTATTGTCACCCACAACTCCTATGCACTACTTATGGAAGCGTTGAAGGATGTAAAAAATCCTAATCTTCGGTCTATCGTGATGCGTCATGAATTGAATGACCTTTCAGATATAATCGAAACATCATATCAGATTTATACACCATACGGCAAATACAACAAATCTAAGAATGATATGACTTGGAATTTTGACCGTGGAGGGTTTTTGGAGTTTTCTTATCATGCCGACAGCGTAGAGGACTTTAAGACACGTTTCCAAGGACATCAATACTCGTATATTGGCGTAGACGAAATAACACACATGGACTATCCGAAATTCAAATACATGATAACATGTAACCGTAATGCTTTTGGTTTGATAAATCGTTTTATTGGTACTTGTAATCCTGACCCTGATTCGTGGGTCGCTCGTTTTATCGATTGGTGGATAGGAGAGGATGGTTATCCAATTCCCGAGCGTGATGGCATTATCCGTTATTGCTTTATGGACGGAGAAGATGTTTCATCTATATATTGGGGAGATACACGTGAAGAGGTATATAAGCAATGTAAACACATTATTGAAAAATACTATCGAAAGGAATACGAACAATACGGTTCTCCTGAAGAATTGTTCATCAAGTCTGTAGCGTTTATTGAAGGTAAACTATCAGATAATGTCCAGCTTCTTCGTTCCGATCCGACTTATCTAGCCAATCTTGCAAATCAAAGCGAGGAACAACGTGCAAGGGATTTAGATGGCAACTGGAAATACCGCTCAATAGGTGATGATATGATAAAGCTACAGCACATGGAAAATTTTTATAAGAATGCTTATTGTCCCGGAGATGGTGTACGCCGGGTATCATGTGACGTGGCTTTTGATGGTGGAGATGCTATGGTCATGTGGTTATGGATAGGCAATCATATTCAAGACTTGTATGTATGCCGGTTTAACTCAAAAGGCGCAGTTAACGCTGTAAAGACAAAACTCAATGAATGGCATGTGCGTGAAGAGAACTTTACTTATGACCTTAATGGGTTGGGACAGGCTTTTAAAGGTTTCTTCCCTAAATCTGTGCCTTTTAATAACAGGGAATCTGTAGCGGATGAATACAAGTATATTTATGCTAATATGAAATCACAGGCGGCTTATATGTTCGCACAGGCTGTGATAAACTGCGACATTTCTATTTCAGAAGATTTATTAAAGAGGAAAATAAGCACACGTTCATTCACGGATACTCCTCTTACATTGGTGCTAAATAAAGAAAGGAAGGCTATACGCCAGAATGTGACGGAGGCCGACAAAGGTTTTTCTCTTATAAAGAAAACGGAAATGAAAGCATTGGTCGGTCATTCGCCTGACTTTATCGAGGCTCTTTTGATGAGGTTTGTATTTGATATTAAACAGAAACATCATACGAAGCCTAGAAGATTGCCGAGATATGTCAATCCTTTAAGGAGATTTGTAAAACAATAAACACAAGATAAACATGAGAACAAGAGACATTAAATCAAAGCGACCATTTCGAAGGATACGCCCGGATGGTTACATATCACATGGTAGATTTTCTTCTTTGGAAAATGCGGAAATGCCTTCTGATGTGATTAATTTTGATATCGTAACACAAGCGGACTTTCTTCGTGAATTTTATCCTACGGGACATGCAATCAATGACCCTACTATCTATCCAGATATTTGGAGGGAGGAAGATATTCCTGTATTGGATGAATCTGGGAATGATACAGGGAAAACCACACGTAGGTTATATAAAGAATTAGTTCCTCGTTATGCTTTTGCCTTTCAACAGATAATTACTGTTAAACATCTTGTACATCTGTGTGGGAATGATGTGCAATTTGAGCTTAATTCCACTAAGACAACCGAAAAAGAGAATGAGGATTTTGCCATTTATCGTACAGGATGGCTTAAAAAGGATATGGAGATAGCTTTTTATGAATCAGCCAAATCAGTGAAAGTTACCGGAGACAGTGCCTTTGTCGGTTATCTGAGAGATGGAGAGTATTATTGGAAAACATTGTCTTATCTTAATGGTGATACATTATACCCACACTACGATTCGGTTACAGGGAAAATAAATCTGTTTGCACGTGCTTTCAGAGATTATAATGAAAATGGAGATATATTGACTGAATGGTTGGAAGTATGGGATGATACATATTTATATAGATACAGGCAAGGGAGCGAAGGGAATAAGACGCTTAAAGAAAGATTGTTAGGTATATTTGGTATTAACGGATATATATTGATATCTAAAAAGCCACACGGATTCCCATTTATTCCTGTGGCATATAAACGTGATGATAATGGTGCTTGCTGGTCTATGTCACAAGATACAATAGACGGTTATGAAATGTCATTTTCCCAAATGGCACACAATAATCAGGCTTATGGTGAACCCATTCTTGTATTCCAAGGAGAGGGGGATAACTTGGATGCATTGAAAGATGTGAATGGTACAATTAAATCGCTCTCTATGACAGCTGAAGATAAAGCCTCATACCTGCAAGCACAATCCGCATCAGACAGCTATATGAAACAACTTGATACACAATATAAGATGATATTCTCACAGTCATTCATTGTTGATCCTCCCGAATTGAAATCAGGTGATTTGCCTGCGGCAGCTTTGAAGATTTTATATTCTCCTGCTTATGAGAAGGCTATGAATGATTGTTTGGAATATCAATCTTTTCTTAATGATATGGTGAAAATATTTTCCTATGGTTATGGAGTGGAGATGAAAAAGACTATAGATTTCACTAATCTTAGCATGAAATGGTGGCTGGAACCCTATGTTCATGTAAACTCTTCTACTGTGATTGCCGATCTTGCATCTGCCGTGGTAAATGGTTTCATTTCTCGTCAGACTGCATCGGAGAGAATAGAAACACTTTATGCTACCAATGCGGAGTGGGACAGAATATTACGTGAAAAGAAAGAGGAAGGAGAAAGAGAATTACTGAATCAGATAAAATTGCAAGAGGCAAAGACTAAAAACGCATCAAATAGTAATAGTTCATCATCACAAACAACAAAAAAAGAATAAGCCATGTTGAAATATTCCACAAGATTCAAAGGGGAGAACAAACGCCTTTTTATTACCGCCCAGCACAGAGCCGTTGCCGATCTTATGATTATGGGTTGGACTCCCAATGACGCTTATATTGCAGTAGGTTTGTATAATGCCGCTTTTTCTGATGAATACAACAATACCCAAATCATGCAGATTACAGAGGACAAGCGTTTTTTAGAATATATGCAAAAGAAGGAGCGTGCCATTGCCCGTGGTTATAAAAAATCCGTTCCTGCAAGTATCGGGACAGACGAGGAAGAGAAAGCTAAAACATCGAGTTTTCGTTCCAAAGACGAGGTGATAGATGCTTTAGTTGAAACTGTTGGAGATTTAAGAGGTAAAGAAAAAGCGGATGTGCTTATGAAGATTGCAGATTTACAGCAGATGAAGAAAGAGGAAGTTATTGAAGAAGACAACACAGTGCACTTCTATTTACCTATTTCTTGTAAAATATGTGAGCTATATTTAAAAGCTAAAAAGAGGAAACCCAAACAGGAAGAGATTAATGATGATTCAGAGGTAGGATAAAAAGCGGAGTTTTTCTCCGCTTTAATTATATTGCAAGTCATTTCTTGTCTGACTTAAAATCCTCCATTCTATAATATTGCGATGGAAACACGCTTAAGCTGCTCCCCAAGCTCAGATAAGGCGATTGAAAACGTTTTCAATTCATCCGGGGTAAAATCGGCAGGCTTACCGTTTACAATATTGCCATTTATACGTTGATACAACCATTGGCGAGACTTCCCGAAATAATGCTCTGCAATATATGACATAGAAGCGAATCCAAGTATATGGTCTAGTTTTTGTTTACGGTCAACAATCTTTGAGATTTTTTTAGCTTCATCTATAGCCTCTTTCGCACCTTCCTTATACGCCTGTGCGAACTCTTTTCTTTCCGCTGAAGACAATGATGCGAGGAAGGCTTTAAATCGCTTGTCATATTCTGCCTTTTGTTCTTTGGTTTCCAATAAGGCAAAATCAGCTTTCCATTTCTTAAGTTCTAATCTTACGTCCATGGTAATTTTGTTTTTAGTTATCTTGGGAAAGGTAGCTCCACCTATGGGGAGCTACCACTTTCTTTCAGCTTGTTTTTGGCGTCAATTAAGTCATCTAACGCGTCATTGACGCTTCCTTCAAGCTCCTCGTCTGAAATCCAGTCGGTCTCCCGAATGTCATCCCAGTAGAGAGAAAAGAAGCTAAGGTCTTTTTCCGCAGCTTCAATCCGAGCCTTTAGCTCTTCTTCGTCATCATACATTGTGCACTCTGTCTTATGACAGTGCAAATATAATAACCTTTTGGTAATTATACAAGGAAAGGGAAGTTTTTTTAGTTTGTCTTTGCCATATTGTGAGGTGTATTATAAAACATACACTAGTATAGTGTGTCTTTTTTCGTACAAAAAAGCCCCGAACTTGAGGAACGGGGCTGAAATAGTTAGAATTGTTTATCAAATATCGTCTAACGCTTCACTTTCTTCTTCCTTTATTTTTAGCTTAGAATTAATCTTATCCTCATAGCTCATTTGAATATAACCAAACTGAGATATTTGAACGATGACACCCCCTAAAGGTAGTCTGTAAAATGATATATAATCACATTTTTCTTTTCTTAAAGCTTGTAATTCATATCCATCCCCTTCATAATAAGGAGATGAGAAAAACTCATAATGTGCTTCAGGTTCACCATATTTTTTAGTAAATAATTCTTTCATGTTTAAATAATCAGATTTCAAAGAACTCCAAGATTCTATTTCGTTATAATTAACTGTTGTTTTCCACACTATTTTAGATTTAGGAGTTGCCAATATATGTATAGTGGCATAATTCCCTGCAAAAATGCCTTCCATCACTGCAACGTAATCTCTTACATATCCTTTAAATGTAAATCCCTCTTTACTTAGTCTCGAAACAAAATCTGAAAGTTTACCATCTAATGAAATACCTTTAAATTCTAAATGTTGGGGATCTTGTGCAAATGAAGATAATGCAATAACAAAACCAATCAATAAAAATAATATTTTCTTCATAATTACATACTATTTATAGAAATTTTAATCCCAAATCAAAAACGTATGACCTCCATTGAAATAGCAGAGGTTATAGGCAAACAGCACGCTCATATTATGCGTGATATTCGCAACCTATTTATATGTTTTTCTTTTATCTTCCTTAAATAAATTCATGTATTTTTCATATGAAATTTCAAAGTAGAAATTATCAGTAAAAATAGGTTTCCCAAGATCCAAAGAAACAGGGAAAACAGAAAATCTTATAACATCCTTATTGTTATTCATTGTTCTTTTTACCCAAAGTATATATTTAGGTGGATTTTCTTCTTTATATTTTCTATTAGCATACTCTTCTCCTTCGTGTTTTTTATAGCTATTGTATAAGATTTGGCTAGATGAATAAATCGTATTCATTAAATCCAAAAAGTAAGGAAAAGAATAATGTTTATTACCTTTGTACATATCAAAATTAAAAGAAGATATAATATTAACAGCTTTATTTAATTGTATATCCTTTAATAAAGTGTAGTCATTATCAGTTATTAATGCACCATGTAATTTCCTATAATATCTCCAATCTAATTTTAAATTAGGATATTCCCATTCTGCTTTATAATAATCTATAAATAAGAACTTTAGTGAATTTATACTTCCAATAAATATAGTATTAAAATTTTCAGATTGGACGCCTTCTTCAAATTGAAAGTTATGGCATGAACGACTTTTCCATTTTCCGTTATCCTTATGCCAATATTTAGCATTAGAAATAACTTTGGATTTATATTCTAAAGTTATAATATTTTCATTTTCTCTTGTTTGAGCAAAAGAACAAGTTAGATATAGTAAAAATGTTATACAAGATAGTACCTTTTTCATGATTATAAATATATTTTAAATTTATATTTGTTTGCAAAAGTATGTAATTATTGGCTTATTATGTAATTATTTTTATGAAAAATCCTATGTTATATGGTAATTAGACTAAATATAATTGTAAAATATAGAATATATAAATTGTTTTCTCCGCTTTCGCAAGGTTGGCACAAGTAACCTATGCTAATAATATGTTATGCAACATATTTTTGTCACTTCTCAATTCTTTCTTGCTTGCTTTTATTTTACATGTAATTTATTGTATAGCAATTAACATTCACTGCTCTTACTTTCTTGCTTTTGTTTATATGTGTTTGATTATCAATGTTTTAACATTTGCGCGGAAGAGAAAATAGACTTATCTTTGTTTCAGAAAATTCAAACAGGTTCATTCTTCTTGGCAGTCGGGTAGCTTGTAGTTAAAATATTATTGGGCATTTATCTTTGAAGCAGACTGCCAAATTAGGCTTCACTGATAGGTGCCCATCTCTTTTTAAAGTATTATCTATATGAACAGTCAAATCAAGGTATTCAGCTACAATGGAAGTAACATCTCTTTTAACAAAGGAGATGAGGTAATGGTCAACGCTACTGAAATGGCAAAGCCGTTCGGGAAGTCACCTAAAGACTTCTTGAAAACAGAACAGACCAAGCGGTTTATTGAGGCTTTAAGCGAGGTGAAGAAAATCCTCTCGTCTGATTTAGTGAGAGTTGTGTATGGAGATAATGGTGGCACTTGGATGCACGAAGATGTGGCATTGGAGTTTGCTCGTTGCTAGTATTCAAAACGGCTTAATTGTATGTTCTACAGCATAAGTACTTATATTTTCTTTGTATATATACTTATATATAAATCTTAATAACTATATTTGCTGCAAATGTTAGGCTTTTCGTTTGGCATTGATGAATTTGTTACTATATTTGCAGCATCCTTCACATATCCATAGGCAAGCGTGCGAGCCTGCCGATATTTTTCGAGCGGGCGTTTTTTATGCTTGCAAGATTGCTGCTATACATATACGGCAACTTACGTAACCCCGTGTCGGAAAGTTAATGCTTCCGCTGCCTATGGTAGGTGAAGGATAACGGGTAAGTGCGGAGTTGCCGTTTTTTGTCCTTCCGCGCACAATGCCAAAAAATCCTTCAATATGGCAAAAGAAATTCAAATTTTCAGCAACCCCTCATTTGGGGAAATCCGTACCGCTGGTACAAGTGAAGAACCTTTGTTTTGTTTGACAGACGTGTGTCGAATACTTGATATTAAAAATGTAAGTGACTGCAAGTCAAGGTTAGACCAAAAGGGTGTCGTTTTAACCGATACCCCTACAAAAGGAGGTGTTCAGCGAATCGCTTATATTAACGAAAAGAACATCTACAAGTTAATTATGCGTTCAGACAAGCCACAAGCAGAACCTTTTCAGGATTGGGTATGTGGTGAAGTTCTTCCTGCCATCCGCAAGACAGGCGGCTACATCGCCACTACCGAAGAAGAATCTCCTGAAGAAATCATGGCGAAAGCACTACTTGTTGCACAGACTACAATCAAGCGTAAAGAAGAGCGCATGAAGCAGTTGGAAGCGGAGACAGAGCAGCAGAGAGAAACTATCGAACTCCAAGACACGGAAATCAAAAAAGCTGCACCGAAAGTCAACTACTACGACAACCACTTACAGAGTGTGAACACGCAGACCACCACGCAAGTTGCCAAACAAATCGGCATGGAAGCACCCAAACTCAACAAGAAACTAAAAGAACTCGGTATTCTGTATAAACAATCTGGTCAATGGTTGTTGCACTCTCCTTATTCATCGTGGGGTATGCATTCCACTCGCACACAGACCTTCACACGTTCAGACGGTTCGACAGGAACAAGTGTATATACAGTATGGACTACCAAAGGTGTGCGTTTCATTATTGCTCTATATGAAAATGATTGGAACGTGAAGAAAGCCATCAAGCAGATAAAAGGTGAGATGAATCCAGCCGCCTAATTTAAAAATCACATATTAATAAAATTTCCCCACCTTGTTTATGAGGTGGGCGGACCTTTTACACACTAAATTTACTAGAAATGGAAATATCATTATATCATAATCAGAAAATCACGATAAGTGTAGAAGAACTTAATGAAATTAAAGCAAAGAACAGAGTGCTTTCAAGGGATTTGCAGAAATCCATAAACGATTATGTTGACTTATTGGCTGTTTTGAAGAAAGAACGTGAATCCAATAGTGACAAAGCCAAAAAATGGGATGCGTTCAGCAATTCACCTCTTTACGGTGCTATCGGATGCCTGATAAACGATTGCCAAAACGCACAGATGAATTTCTCATATCTTTTGCAATACATACAGGAATGTGTTGCGGATAATGATGAAGTACCTGTATATATGGAAGAGATTCAAGCTGCCACATACCGGTATTTGGAAATCCTTTCAGGGATAAACAAAGAATACAATACTTTGAAAGATTTATTTTGATTATAAAATCTTGCAAATGATTGCTTTTTCTGTAAAAACGTAGAAAATATAACTATATTTGCATAGTTATTATAAAGCCAAAGAGCTTGTTAAGATTGGGAATCCCTATTCTTGACAGGCTCTTTTTTTATTTCAGCACAAACACAAAGTAATATTATGGCAGACTTGGGCAATTTATTCTTCTCCATGCGCATAAAAGATATGACGGATGAAGATTTTAAGAAACTGGAAAAGAAATTGGAGCAGAGAGGCATGAAGATAAAACTTACCGCATCTAATATTGACCAGTTTATAAAAGATTTGCAGACACAGATTCGTAGTAAAACGCTGAACATTAATGTAAAGCCTATTGGGGTAGGTAGTACAGGAGCTGCAACTACGGCAGCAGACTTAAGGCATCAGCGTATGCTTGAGGTGCAGCAGCGTATGGCGAATGCAGCGGCTTTAGCACAACAAAGGCTTGCCAATGCACAAGCGGCAGGGCAACGTGCAACAGAAAGGCACAATGCGTCTATGCTACGTGGGAACAGTATAATGGGGAATCAATCACGCCTAGCCGGTCAGTTACAGAATCAACTCCTTAATATTTATTCTGTTTATCAGGCAGAACGTTTCGTGCGTTCTTTGATAGAAATTGGTGGCGAATTTCAGAAACAGCATATTGCACTTAACGCTATGCTTGGAGATGCTGCAAAAGCGGATAAGATATTCGGGCAGATAAAGGGACTGGCCGTTGAATCTCCATTCAATTTCCGTGAATTAATGGGATTCACCAAACAGATTGCGGCATTTGGTATCCCATACGAAGAAATGTATGAAACGACTAAACGTCTCGCTGACATTTCTGCGGGTTTGGGAGTAGATATGGGGCGTATTATTTTGGCTTATGGGCAGGTGAGAAGTGCAGCGTTCTTGCGTGGTCAGGAATTAAGGCAGTTCACAGAGGCAGGTATCCCATTAGTTGATGAGCTTGCTAAGAAGTTCACAGAATTGGAAGGACGTGTAGTAAGTGCAGGAGAGGTTTTTGAAAAGATATCCAAGCGAGAAGTGTCTTTCGGCATGGTAAAGGATATTCTTTGGGAGCTGACCAATGAAGGAGGAAAGTTCTATAATATGCAGGAGGTCCTGACCGAATCTCTTTCAGGTAAATTAGCCAAATTAGTAGACAGCTATGAAATGATGCTGGGCACTATTGCAGAAAGTAATAATGAGATTCTTGGAGGCGGGCTAGATATGCTTACAGCCTTTACAGATAAATGGAGAATATTTTTGAATATGTTACTTTCTGTTATAGCTGCTTATGGTGCATACAAAGGTGTCATGATAACAGCCAATGCTTTAAGAGCACTAGCTATATCTCGTGAAATAGCCTTAACAGGAGCAGTAAACGCAAATACTATAGCTACGTATGCCAATAATATGGCTCAGAATAAGGTTAACCAAGGTGCAATAAGGTTATTAACTAATCTTCAAAAATTAAAAATGGCATTTTCCAGCCTTGGGGCTGCTGGATGGACAGGCATTCTTATTGCCGGTGTGGTCGCACTTAGCACATATTTATACAACTCATATAAAGAAGCAAACCGTTTAAAAAATGAATTGCGAGATATAGCAATAAAAGAAAGTGAAGCTGTACGTAGTGAAATAGACAGTTATAAGAGCCTAGTCGAACAGTTAAATAAAACAGTAAAGGGTAGTTCTGAATATAATGATATTATTAATAAAATTCAGTCAAGGTATGGGGAATATATTGGGAATCTGAAAAATGAAGCTGATGCTTATCAATATTTGACAGAGAAAATAAATCAAGTAACAGTAGCATTGAGAAATAAAGCACTAGAAACTGCGCGCCAACAAGGGTTAGCCAAAATATCAGAAAAGTATTCAGAACAAGAGTTGAATACATATAAAGAGAGTATTGCTTTTTTGAAAAAGGGATTTGGGCTGTCTGATGGAGTTGCAAATACATTGGCGGCTGTAATTCAAACGGAAATAAAATCAGGAATAACCGCTGGCTTGGTAGGAGGATATGATAAGGCTATAAAATACATAGAGAATAAGGCTAATGAAATAGGTGTTAGTCTGCATCCTAATGTGTACTCAAAAGATGCTGTTAATAGCTTTCGAGAACTTGTTTCCATTAATGCACAGATGGAATATGAGACAAAGGCGTTTGAGAATACTTTGAAAAGTGTAATGGGAACAACTACTATTTACGGGCTTAAAATAAAGGAGCTTGAGGAAGCATATGAAAAAGAGAAAAAGAGTATACCCGTAGAAGCTATATCGAGACTTAAACAAAGATATTTGCAATTGCTAGAGGCTAAGAAAAAAGTGTATGGGGATGCTGGACAGGAAGAAGAAGTAAAACGAATTGAAGCGGAAATTGCAGAATTAAGTAAAGTAGAAGCGGAATGGAGAACCATAGCTAAAGAAAAATTTTCTGCTTATGTGGGGCTTCAACCTGCTGTTGATGAGAAGTCGATAGATTATCTCAGTAGATTACGGAAAGAATATAAATCACTTGAAGAAATTTCAAAAGAAAGCCTTGAGCCGGGAGATAAAAATGATGCTTTGAAGAGAATGCAAGCTATTAAATCTTTCATGGATGAATACAACAAGTCATTAGATTCATCCAACTCAGATATCAACAGTTATTCAGATAAGATGAACCGAGTTATCGAACTTCGTGAGAAAGGAACCCGTGAACGAATACAAATGGAAACTGATTTGGAAAATCAGGCGGCACAAGCACGTATCAATGCCATGAAAGACGGATTTGAGAAAGAACAAGCACAACGGAATCTCGACAACAAGAAAGAATTGCAGGCTTTGGAAAAGCAGAAGAATGATTATATCAATAAGGTAAAAGAACTTGCGAGAAAAGTATTTGAAGCCGAGGAGGATGCGAAAGCCGAAAAGGATAAAAACTATAAAAAAAAGAGTTTTGACCCTTCCTCTGTGTATGTTGATACTTCCATATTCGGCATGATAGGGAATTACACCAAGGAAAGGCAGATAAATGAGACTGCACAATTCTATAAGGATATTCTTTCCAAGTACCAGGGTTATATTAGCAAACGTCTTGAAGCCGAACGGAAGTTTAAGGAAGACCGGGAACGGTTGGAGAAAGCGGGAGCCGGCAAAGAGGATTTACAGGAACTAGAATATCAACGCAATAAAGCTCTTGCAGCAATAGACATGGAGTTTGCCGAGCGTGAAACGTCTTTTCAGGCGTGGGCTGATGGCATTGCAAATTTATCGTTAAAAAAATTACAACAGCTTCTTATAGCGGCTTCACAGGAACTTGAGCGGATGGAGTTCTTGAACCCTAATAACCCCAATCTGGCTGTACAGCGGGCGAAAGTAAATGTGTTGAGGGAGAAGCTACCCAAACCCGGTGACAAGGAAGATACATCACCGGACAAACGCAGTGTGAAGGACTGGCAGGAACTTTATAAAGTCCTTTCCAAGGTAGAAAAGGAGTTTGATGAGATAGGAGATGCAGTGGGCGGTGCTGTCGGGGATGTGATTTCAGCCGCCGGAAGTATCACTGCTACCACTCTTTCAATGATAAATTCGATTATCTCATTGGGCACGATATCAGCGGATAATATAAAGGGAGTGTCGGAAGCTACTGCTCAAGCAATTGCCACAGTGGAAAAAGCATCTGTAATTCTTGCTATTGCGTCCGCAGCTTTACAGATAGCCACCAAGATAATGAATTTTTTTGGCGGTGACAACTCCACGGAAAAATATGAAGAGGCAGAAAAGATTTATGATGCTTATATTCAGACAATGGATAAAGTCATAGAAAAACAGTTGGAGCTTGCGGAGGCGTTAAGCGGAGAGAATGCGCGTGCAGCGTACAAACAGGCTGTGGATATGATAGAGGCTCAAACTGAGGCTGCACGGGAATTAGGGCAAATGTACTTAAGTTCCGGTGGCTCTTGGAAATCCCATACCGCTGGATATAATGAGGTAAAAGATATGAGTTGGGAAGGATGGGTACAAGCAGCAAAAGCTTTAGGCATGTCTGTAGACCAGTTCCGCAATCTTATGGGAGGACGTATGTCCGGCTTGTTTGAGCTTACAGCAGAACAGTTATCTGAATTACAGGAACAGGCACCTTCATTTTGGGCACAACTAGATGAGGATACAAGAAAATATGCCGAACAAATAGCGGACAGCATTGAGGATATTGCAGAAGTTACTGAACAAAAAATGGAAAATGCCACAGGTGTCGCATGGGACTCTTTCTCTGATGATATTCTTGAATCTCTGTATGATGTGGAGAAGGGAGCAGAAGATATTGCGGATGATATGTCAGAATATATGCGCAAAGCACTCATTAAAGCCATGTATGTAGAAAACTATATGCCGGAAATGCGTAAATGGTATGAGAAATGGGCGAATTACATGAGCGATGGTGTTTTGTCTGATTATGAAAGTAAAGAGCTTGACAGTATAAAGAACAATCTTATAGATCAAATGGTAAAGGAGGCGGAGGCCATAAATAAACAATGGGGTACAAATTCTAGCGGTGGAAGTGGGTTAAGTGCGGGTATTAAGGGTATAACCGAGGACCAAGCCGACCTCCTTGCATCTTACGCCAATGCCATGAGAAGCGATTTGTCCGCAATCCGTCTGTTGCTGGAACAGCGTTTCGCCAACTATCCGCAGGAACAAAGGGGAAAGATAGAGAATGCTGTTTCCAACTATTACCAGAACGGAGGAACAATCGACTACAATACGGTACTCAATAATATAACTGTCTATCTTGATGAGCACTCCGGGTTGATGGAAAGAAGCAATATACTAGCGGAATCGCAGTTGACTTATTTGAAGAGTATTGCCGACAATACAAAAAGGACAGCAGACAGTAACGACAAAATAAGAGAGGCAGTGGAGGAAACTCGGGACATGATTCATGGGGCTAGAACAGATAAAAGTAGGGGATTGTATGTCAGGTAGTATGAGGGCGTATTTACGCCCTACAATATCATTCGCTGGTTCTATCATCTAATCCATTCGTTGCTTCATATTCTGCTTTCATCTCTGAAATTATATTCTGACTTTCTTCCTCAGTCTCAATTTCATTTGATATGGAACTATGATTTATACGATCTATTAATGACTGAGTGGCAACAATTACATCATGATGAAAATCCGCATCTATGACTGTAGCTACTGCCATTATATTTCCGAATATCACAGCCAATGAGTCTTTGTTCTCTTCTTCTAAAGAATCCAACATACTGTATATAATATGGTCCATCCGATACATTACCCGAAATTCACCACCTATAGTGCGTACCTCCATATAATCCGTGCCATCCATCTCAATTTTTTCTACAATCCAGTTGCGGACTTGTAATTTTTCTCCGTTTTTCATGTCTATAATTTTTTTATGTGATTAATAACTCTATATTTGATTTCCTTTTCTTGTATGTTTGTACATAAAGTGATGCTTAAATATTTGTTTTTTATAAATCCGTTGTCATTAAGCAGTTTTTCAATAAATGTTCTTCTTAAAAAACTATCGCCATGAGGCATAACTATAATACTTCCATTATTCGAGTTAATTTCTAAAAAAATATTCAATTGTTCTTTTTCCGGAAGATTTATTATGTCCATAACACCATATTTTACAGCTAATGAACCTATATTGTAACCATATTTTATACTACAAGGAGGGGAATATCGGCTAAGTAATCCTATATTATGTATTGTTATCATATTTTTATTGTTTTATAAGTCTTCTGCATCATATTCCACGTTTCCGTTGTATTCATTAAAGTCCATCTCCATATCGGCAACAACAGGAACAGGGGACTTTAATTCCGTATCGCTACATCCATATACTCTGTACAACATACCTTTTGAGTCTCTTCTTCTGTTTAACTTGCCAAATCCCAACTTAGTAAGTTGCCTTCCGAAATCTTGAGTACTCACGCTTTCAAATCCGTTAGCATCTGCATAACGTACCATGTCATCGTACATGTCAGATGCCCTTATCCATGTGGAAAGTTCTCCCTTGGCATTTGCCGAAGGTCTTACACCGCGTGCGAAAGCCCATGAGAAAGTTATATTGCTTTCTCCCATAACAAGCAGTTTCTGCTTTTCACTGTTCTCGCTCTTGGGAAAAACAAAATGTCTCTGTTTTAAATATTTACCCCCTCTTATAATCCAATTTAATATTCCCGGGTATTCCTGCCTTAGGTCATCTGCAAGATGCTTGTTCTGCATCTCTTCCGGTATTACATTCTCAAATATCACATACAGAAATCTTCTGAAATACCCATACGAAGAATCTGAAGCTTTTGGAAGGTTATTCATATTAAATATCATCCATGGGACATTACGGACTTCGTAAACATTACCACCGATATTTCTTCCGTATACCATCTCTCCGGAACATAATGTCTTAAAAGCATCCTCATATCCTGATATGTCCTTGGCCTGTATTTCAGGGCACATATTTACGAGTTTCCCATCTATGCGAGCCACATTCCTAAGCCTTTCATCTCCTCCCCGGATAAGTGACAGAAGCCCCATAGAAGATACATTCTCTCTACCAAATATGCCGGTTATAGTCTCATATATGACAGACTTACCATTGCTCCCGGTCCCAAACAGCATAAGACAATTCTCAACCTTGTCAATCATCTTTCCCCTGTCATAAGTACAAAGACCTAAATACATTTGCAATATTAAACGACTGTCTTTTTCAGGGAGGACAGTACGAAGAAAGCTCTGCCACATGGGACATTTTGCCGAAGGATCGTATTTGTACGGGTGTTTATAAAGAACATGAAATTCAGGACTGAAAGGACGAAGTTTTCCATCCGTAAAATCAACAACACCATTTTGGTAAGCTTTGATATGAAACATCGGGCAAAAAGGATTGTTTATCCTTATCGACAAAAGAGCCTCAGACTGGAATTTCTTGCTGGAAAAATGTAATACTTTAGGAGAAACATGAACCTTAATAAGCCATTCCTCCACTGCCTTACATATTATCTCAGGGTTCACAGCTTCATATATCTCGCCTGTAAAAAGATAATAGCAGCCGTGAACGTAACGAAAATCACTTGAAGGCATTACATTAAAAACTAAACTCTTTACACGCATAGAAGCCTCTGCGTAGTCTGAACCGGCAGAACAACCGGCAAATAGGCTATCGTCAGATAACGTGTATAGTTTAGTGACGATTAAATGAAGAATACGGTCATAGTAACTGTTCATATAAACGCGCTGATAAATAATTAGTTATAAAAAAATAAGTGAATAATACGTAGGATAGGGAATAAATATATAAATTCACTATAACTACTTATATACTACACAAAAATATAGAATATATACATAATATGCAAAATAAAGCATAACTTATTATCAATAAATAGAATATATAATGTAATATAAACAAATAATTATACAGAGAATGAAGAATGAAACTACATAACTAACCTAATTAATTTATTGTAGATTTATATTTTCCAATGGAAACAATTAAAGACAAAATGGAAAGAAAAATAAAAAAAAATAAATAAAAAAATCGAGCTGATATGATTGCGATTATTGTTTACAATCGTATCGGGGGGGGTGGGTGTGATGCTTGCCGAATATTATATACATAATATTCTAATACGTTGTATTATAGTTATTTAAAATGGCTTTGTGTGGCATAATATATGTTTATCAACATATGGAATATTATTATTTACTAAGAAAATATTTGCTATTTTGTTTTGTAATTATGTAAATATGTTGTATATTTGTGTTGGGAAAAACGAAGGGAAAGAAACAGCGATAATTCACTATATTATACTCTTTCTTTTTTATGTTAATTCCAAAAGCGTGTTTTTAAATGTTGGAATAAAAAGAGAGCCTTACCACGGCAATGTTAAGACTCTCGTAAGTTGGAATACTTAAAGTAAGTACTCTCAAATCGGAGTCAAAAATACTTCTTTAACTTCTTACTTGCAAATATTCTCCCATTTAATTTTTGATTTGTTGATGCGGTTATAAAAAAAAGGTGTAACAGTTGGAATCCTGCTACACCCGGATAGGTGGAATAATCCACCGAAAGCGGCTAACTTTCATTAGCCATTTAAAACCGGTTAAGTTATGGAAATAAGATTTTCCGTAAAGGTTTGGAAGCTCAAAGTAATAGTTATAATTAACTTATAATTGAGTTTGCCAAACCGGGGGTAATGTAAGGAGTTACCCCCAATCGGTTTTTAATTCCATTCTGCAAATATAGCCGTAATTCTTTATTAATCAATATCCGCACGCTGTAAAGTTTGAATTATTAACAATTTAAATTATATCATTATGAAGACTTACAACACCATCGTAACAAGCAAGGAGTACAAGACATTGGAAAGTGCGGTTAAAAGATGCCCATACGAGTGTGTAGAACTTGAACAAGGTAAATACGCTTTCATGGATAACGAGAGCGGGGATATACGTAACTTCTTTTGTGATACTTTGGGCTATGAGTGCGAGAGCTACGAAAGTTTCGATTTTGAATATTTTGACGAGCCGCAAAGAATTGAAGAAGCCAAGAAAGCGATTAATTTCTACACCGCAAATGGTTGGGCCGGCTCAAACTATGACAGCAAATTAAGTACTAAGGAAATCGCCGCAAAGGTTAGAGCCTATGCCAAGAAGAATTTCCCGGGCTTTAAGTTCTCTGTTCGCTCTGAATGGAGCATGTACACTGATTCAATGTATATCGAATTAAAATCCGGTCCTTGTGTTCCTTTCATTGAAGGATCAAGAAGCGCGGAACGTGGTTATATGTCCACAATGAGCACCGTAAAAGGATGGGAAGGTGAGTTAACGCCGGAAATATTTAAGGTTCTGGACGCTGTTACGACTTATGCAAGTTCTTTCCGTTACGATGATTCGGACGGCATGCAAGACTATTTTGATACTAATTTTTATTTAAGCATAAAAGTGAGTGATGAATATAAGGTTATAGAACCGAAGGCAAAGAAAAGCAGCGTTAAGCCTGAAAAGGTTGAGGAAGCTAAAGAAGTGGAAGCCGTGACGGTTGAAGGTATTGAGGTTGTGGAGTATTCAGAAAAGGCGGTTGCTGTGTTTGGCGATACAAAAGCGATCAAAGAGCATTTAAAAGAATTGGGCGGACGTTTTAACCCATCATTAAGCTATAATGGGAATAAGCGTGCCGGCTGGATATTCAGTAAGAAGCAGGCGGACAAGGTGCGGGAATTGCTCACACCTGCAAATAGGGAAAAAGAAGCGGATGAAAACACTAACGAAGCGTTACCGCTTGAAAATATCCATCTAACCGAAACGGACAACTTTAACGGTGTGCGCTATTACAACATTGAAGGCGCGGGAATCATAACCATCGCGAAAGTACGCGCGGACATACAACCGGGAGATGTTTTTAATGTATATACGGATGGGGAACGTAAGTACGGCGTAACCTATGACGGTGTAAGCGTGGAAAGTAGTTTAAAAAACGATTTACCCGGTATAATTGAGTTTAATAACAAAATAGAATCGGGCACGCTTAGCGTTTCATCATATTACACCCCAATGGATGAGAACGTAGAATTTTACGAGAAAAAAGTAAAAGGGAAACGATACATAACGGAAAACAAGCCTAAACGCGGTTGGTACGTTATAGATACCTTGGATAATTGCCCGGTGGGATTCTTCCAAACAAAAGAAGAAGCCGAAAAAGAGGCGGAAACACTTAACGGGTTTACGGATGGTAACGGACGATTAAAGACGGTCATTTAATTAGCTGAATATGGTTTTGTTGGTTTTGTTATTCGGTGCCGTGATATTCATTTCCGGCACCGACAGGGATAAGCTACGCGAATTTATAAACAAAAGTGATGAATCAGATAAATTTTAAAGATATGAAAGAATATAAGTTAACAGTAGAGTTTCACAATGGGGCGCGTTATTGCTATTACGGCAAGACGAAGAAAGAAGCGTTAGCAGCGTTTAGAAAATCGTTTGGCAGCTTTAAAGGCTTCGTAAAAAAAGAGTGGACGATAGAACAAGATTAACCAATGTAGGAAGGCGGAGCAACACCGCCACTAGGAACTATTTATTAACTTAAAAACATTAACTAGTATGGGAAAAATAGCAAGGCCCATTAACAAGGAAGGGCATTTATTCGAATGTGAGAAAGTGCATATCTCACAGATTAGACAAGGAGATACGGTGTTCCATAACGGAGAATCTAAAACAGTCGGGAAAAATTCGTTAAAGTATAATAGTTTTTGCGGATATACATTATTCGGCGACTCTTATCTATTGGGGAGGAGACCCGTAATACGATTTATTACAGTGGAAGGTGGAAAACTTGTTGCCGCTGAATAAAATCATAGTATTAACTTAAAAACATTAGATTATGAGACGTAAAGAATTAGACAACATTTTGCGCAACTTGTTAGTTGCTGGAAATATCGTAACCGTATCATTTGAACAAATGAAGAATATTCGCAAGGAGTTAAACCGATTTGTGAAGTCTGTACAGATAGAGATTATTAAGAGTGATTTTGAAACGGTTTCGTTTAGAGAATTAAGACAATGAAAGAAATATATTGCCACAATTAGCATAGATACATTGTTGGGGCTTTTGCCAACATATCATCTTATGACACCCCGGCAGTAATACGGCTGCCGGGTAGGCGATAGGTAAGAATGAACGAATAAATTTAATTAAGGAGGAATAATATGGCGATAGGTTTACTTATATGGATTATCATAATTCTATTAATCGGATGCAGTGGCAATTATTGGATAATTCCTGTGATATTAATTTTTTCTGTAATGGGAGGGGTTGTCGCTAGTTTTAACGATAATCATTAAAGTATATAGAATTAAAATAACAATAATATTAAAATCTCAATAATTATGACTTTGGAAAATATTAACATACAGGTTTTTAAAGGGAAATTAAGTCTTGCGGGACTGACTAATATGAAAAATGCAGAAGTATTACCAAATTTGTACAACGTATCATTAAATGAAACAGGGAATGCTATAAAAATTATTAGAGACTGGAAACGAACTTTTGTCGGAAAATTCGTTTATAAGAATCCCAAATACTACGGCATGATTGAACGGCTTGAACGGTTATTCGGCCACGTTCCTGAATGGAGTGATTTTACTAAGGAAAATATTGATTTAATTGTAGATATGTTTTCTCAAGTTGCGCAAAGCAGTGCTAAAACTTATCTTTCTATGTTAAAGAGTGTATTGAATGACGCAAAAGACGAGATAAATCTACCTTATCCACGTTTTGCAGAGAGAATGACTTTAAAATCTATTCCTTCGGTTGGGGTGTATCTTAACTTAAGTGATTTAAAGAAGTTGGAAGAATATTGCCCCATAAATGATAAGGAAAAAATTATCTTGGCTCAGTTCTTATGCGGATGTTATACAGGTGCAAGACATTCGGATGTAATCAATATGACGGTTAATAATATAGATGGAAAGTATCTCACTTATGTAAGTCAGAAAACCAAAGTGCAAACGACAGTTGAAGCTAAACCTATTTTACGAAAGCTACTTCTTGTTGCAGGGAAACACATTTATGCGGACAGCGTTTTTAACGAGACTATCCGTACCATTTGTTATAAGGTCGGGATAAATGAACAAATGAGAATTTTTAGAAAAGGTAAATATGAAGTAGGGGAGAAGTGGAAGTTTGTAGCCTCCCATACGGCTAGAAGGAGCTTTGCTACTAATTTGGCGGAATTGGATGTTCCTCTGGTTCAGATAGCTAAACGCATGGGGCATAATGATGTGAAAATGACAATGCGTTATATCGTTGGTACTATTTCAAGGCTTGAAGATAAGGCGAATGAATTTTTTATGTAATAAAAAAACTTGTTCAGTTTATGAAAAAGTATGCTTTAAAACATGCCTACTTTATTAATGTAATATTTTGCATTGTCAAGATAAACATTTATATTTGCAGTATCAAAATAACACAATAGAACCGGCGGCAACGGATAAGCGGCATTAAGATTATGAACTCATACAATATCTACGAAGAGAATCATTATGAAACTGTACTTTATCACGCAATTGCGCGTGACGAAGATCATGTAAGAGAGCTGGCAGAAGAAGCGGGTATTAATCTTGAAGGGTTGACCATCGACTTGGAACGTTCTAACGTTAAGGACCGGATGGGAAGGCCATACAGTGCAATGATTGAAGATGCAGTTGTAAGATGATGGATGAGAGAGAACGAATCGGTAAGCGTATTGCCGAACTTAGAAAGCAAAGAGGATTGTCCCAAGCGAGATTGGCAGAGCTGGTCAGTATAAACCAGGGTCACATAGCACGAATAGAACTTGGTAAATATAGTACAGGTATAGATATCCTTGCAAAGATAGGGTATGCACTAGGTTGCAGGATTGATTTTATAGAAAACTAAAAAAATGAAAACATTAGAAGAACTCAGAGACTTTATCAACCGAGAAATAAACTTTGTGTCTTTGGATATAATTTTTAAAGTCGTTGATTTAGTCATAGCTGAAAACGGATGGACCGATGAACGTCCCAGTTCTCAATACGGTATATGCAATGATGGTGTACGTATCCTTTTCTTTGATTTGGAAATGGTTGCTGTGATAGAACAATATAATATTGGTAATTAATAAGGAATAATTTCTCTATTTTTTGGTATAATTATTCATTTATATAGGTTGTATCAGTTTTTGATACAACCTATATTTACAATTCACTTGAGATTATCTAATATCTGTCTTATGGCAAGATCTGCATGCTTTGACATGATTTTCACATAGTTAAATATCGGTCTGTTTTTTTTCATCGACTGCCCTATACAGTATTCCAGTGTCTCCAATGGTATCCCGATTTCAAAACCATGCTGCACAAACGACTTACGAGCCGAATAATATATTAATTTTCTGCTTATCCCTGCTTCTGTTGCAAGATTTTGCATTTGTCTGAATAGAAGGTTATCCACCTTACTTCGTGTTTCATATCGTCCGAAAACAAGTTTTCCACTCTTATCCATGTATCTGTCTATTATTTCCTTAGCTTCCGGTTGTATGGAAAAACAAGTCTGCAAATTACCGTCCTTGGTGTGTTCCGTCTTTATACGTGTATATGTTACTTGCTTTTTCCCCTTAAAGTTGTAAGCTAAAATATCTCCTATATTCATTCCTGCCAGATAATAGGACAGCATAAAGATATCACGAACAATCCTTAGATTATATCTGTCTATTTCTAGATCACGAATCCTTTTTAGTTCTGTAACACTGATATCCAGGTCTCTTACGTTCGCAGATGGCTTTTTATAGACTTCGTAAGGGTAAACCTTGTAATCAACTATCTTTAACTTAATGGCGTAGTCTATTACCACTTTTAAGAGCGTTGTGTATATGTTTATCGAGGTTGGGCTTAATTTGTCATTAACAAGTTTATTGCTAAATCCCTGTATATTTTCCGGAGTTATGTCACGTAACATAACTTCATATCCCATAAATTTTATAAACCTATTTACTGCAAGAGTGTATAGCTTAACCGATTTCGGTCGTTCCAATGATTTAACGTAACTGTCTAATGCACATCTCAATGTCTGGGCATTATCTGATTTCCCACGCTTAAGAATCTCAATCAGTTGTTGACAATTATATGCGTCTGTATCAATTTCCAAAAGGATTTTTTCATATTTTTCTAAAATGGCTTTTATCTTCATGTTGTAGATAGATGAATTTTCTCCTCTCACCACCTTATTGTTTTTGAGCAGTGACGGTGATTCAATATCCATATCCGTAGATATGTATCTTGTAATTCCTTTGTGGGCTACGGAAATTTTAATCCTGTACTTTCCACTTTTCAATTTTTGGCTGTTTATTACAACCGCATTTATCATTGCCAT